AAAAAGAAAAATTTTTCGAGCCGACAGAAAAAAAATCAGAAAAAAAATAAAAACTATATATACGTGTGTGTATATGGTAAACTTTATATTATATAGTTTACTTTATATATATATATGGTTACTTATATAATATATAGTAATCTTTATATATAGTATTTACTATTTTTAATAAGTTACCCTTATTATGTTAAAGTAGTGTTAAATGTGGATTTGTTTTGCAATTATTCAAAATACAATATTTATCTTTGCGTTGTGTTTCGCGTTTTATGTGTGTTACGCATGTATAATTAGTTACTTATATAAATAAAAGAAAGTTATTTATGTCAAATGTAGTTTCTAAGTTAGTGGATGAAATCAAGTGGGGTTCTATGTTGGATATTATGCAATGTGATTTGGATAAGACTCGTGGCATGTTGAATCTTGTTATCAATCAAATTGACGATGCGATGCAACGTCGTGTTAAGGAACTTGCTGATATGGGTATTACTGAACCCGCTGGTGATGGTATTTACAATCGTTGTTTTCAACTTTACAACATGTTAGGTGGCATAAATGCGGTTATGCGTGGTGCTGATGGAATTGTGTCTGGTGTGATAGTTGAAATGCTTCGTGATTTGGATGAAAAATAGATTTCTTATACATTATGACAAGCGTATATTTTGATGTTTAACAAGATGATATAGATAGTATGAAAAAGCCCGTTATTTTCATTGGTTGTGCATCGAAGATTGACATATCTACCGAATCTACCGACCACGTTCCTGCCTTAAAGTTCGAAGTTGCTTATTTCAAGAATTTACGACCACGAAACGAATTAGCACGTTTCATCATTCACCTTTGTGACGTTAATGTTTCCATTGGTATTGACATCGAAAAGACGAAATATGACGGTATCTCGACCGATTTGTTTGGTGCGAGCTCCGTTTTCGACGTTAAGGTGCAAGATAGACGTGGAAATGAACTTATAATCCCCAATGCAAAAATTTCTGAACGATTGCGCGTTACTCATCGCATACCGCGTAAACTCAAAAAATCGTTGAAAAATAAGCACGGTGTCTATTGGGTGCAACACCATCCGAACACAGAAACAGTAGTTACTATAAATTCACAAAACTAATATATTTTATATTTTATGATTACAAAGGAACAAACAAAGGATTTCATTGCCCGTGCATACGATACTGCCGTTAAGCACGGATTTCACGAAAAGATGTTGACCGTCGAGCACATGATGATGCTGGTGCTGTCGGAGATAGGCGAGGCCTTAGAGGCTGACCGTCGTAACCTACACGCCAACTTGCACGGTTTTGAAATTTGCAAGGGCTTGACGTACAATGACCGTTTCAAGAACTATGTGAAGGATAGCGTCGAGGATGAAATGGCCGACGTAGCCATTCGCCTTTTCGACCTTTGCGGAGCATTGAACATCACACCTACCGACCGCTTCGAATCGTACAGCGAACTTTTTAAGAGTTTCCGAAAGAACTATGAACGGCACTCTTTTTGTGAACGTGCCTTCTTCCTTTCCGCTATCCTTTGCCATGCCGACGGTGCAAGCGTGACGGATGACGGTAGCGGCAAAAGCCTACCCGATATTATCGGTGCGGCACTGTACTTCCTGTTTACTATGGCCGAGGACATGAATGTGGACTTTATACGCCATATCGAACTAAAAATGGAATATAACGAAACAAGACCAAAGAAACATGGCAAGAAATACTAAGACGTATTTTAAATCCGTTCTCGCGTCGTTTCTTGTCGTTGTGGTAGAATTTATCACTTCGTCAAATAAAACGCTTTCTCGTGGCTTAAAATGGTCAAAAACGGCAAATAAACAATACTTGTTATGGATAAGAAAGTAAACACACCATATAACATATAAAATAAAAAGGTAGCTGTTTGGCATGTGGATGCGTGTTGTTACATGGAACTTTTTAATGATTGGATGTCACTATGAATTGCAAAGAATGCAAGTTTTGGACTAAATCAAAGGTAAACGGCAATCATTGTACGTGCCTTTGGCACACCAAGCCATGTGAACAAACACGGCGTTACAATGCAAAGCAAAAGCGTAACAAGAAAAAACTTGAAATGTATGGCAAAGGTGCTAAGAAAATGCTGTTTTAGCTGATTTATAAATAAGAATTTATGTTTAATAAACAAAATAATTAAAATTATGAGTGATATTACAGGAAAAGTTATTGCAATTTTAGAGCCACAAAGATTTGTTTCTCAAAAGAACGGCAACGAATATGTGACTACAGTGTTTGTCATCGAGACCCAAGGCCAATATCCTAAGAAAGTGGCCATGAAAGTAATGGGCGAGGATAAGTTTAAGCAGATGGGCATCGTCATGGGCGGTACTTATAATGTTTCATTTGACGTGGAAAGCCGCGAATGGAAAGGCAAATATTACACGGAATGTCAAGCGTGGAGAACGCAACGTGTAGACGGTACGCAAGAACAAACGCAACAAGCCACGACACAGACCACTCAAAAACCATCCACTGCGCCTACACAAAACCCTTTGCCAGAAAACAACGGTGGATGTGACGGAGAACAAAATGTCGATTTACCATTCTGACGTTCTATGGCTAAAGACGTATTACAATCCCTTTGCCGTGAATATCTTTCACGCTTGCGCTACATGGCAGAAAAGCACGGCATTTTTGCCTTGGGTTAATGAAACCATTAAGGCTAACCGTAGACACGAGTGCGAGGCAACGAAAAAGGAGGTTGAAATGTTGTCAAGGCTTTGTAATGATGAACGTGTAACGAGAACCGATGTACCCAAGATGTTAGGCAAGTCGTATTGGCAAAGTGTCGATGACGATGACTTTTCCAGAATACGCCACTTGCCACGTCTTGGTACGTATATCAAACTCGACGCGTTGCTTTTGAAAAATAAACAAAGAAAGAGGAAGTAGCTTATGATGGTAAATAGATATTCCATGTTTCCGCAAGTGCCAAAGCACACGCATATATCGTCTTTGGACGGTTTGGATTTTCGTTGGTTCGCTACGCATACCAATATGCTTAACGATGAATACGCAGACGTGTTACAACCGTACTACGATGAATATGTGCGCAATGGCCGCAAGCCGTTCTATAATCTTTCATTGGCATACAATACGATGACGGATGATAGGAAATTCCGCTTTTTGTTGGTTACGACGGATACAGGCGATGAGGTGTTTGTGCCTTATAAGGTCATACAAATATTGAAAACGCGGCAAATCCGTTTCTTCGGCTTTCCGATGTCAAAGAACAAAATAACATACAACGAAAAGAACGTCTTTGAAAAGTTGAGAAATCTTGATTTTACTCGATTTGTGTTTACGTCCGATAAAATCACGGGCAAGGTAAACCGCATCGTCGAGTATGATGACTATTTCTATACGCTTGATGATAAGACGGCCACCTATGGCACAAGCCGCTACCGTTCAAAGAACTATATCAACAAACTTTTGAATGACCCCGACGTGCGTATTACGTTTGGCGTAACGCCCGATAACGTTGCCTTTGATGAATTACGCAAGGCATGGAAAACGGGCATGACGGAACGCGGAAGTTTTGTTTCTACGGTATCGGACAGACATTTTGCACATATCACATCGTCACGTAATATAGATTTGCGATACCTTTGCGTATATCATCGTGACGTGCTTGTTAGTTTGCAAGTGTTTCTTTGTAATGCCACTTTCCAATATGCCGATTGCCTTTATATTCATCATCTTTGGCAAAGTGATGACGAGGCACGGAGGAAAATACTTGGAAACATTGTGGAAATACAAAAGTATCTTTCATGGGAACATCTATACAATCATAACGGCATTACACACGTCTATATTGCTGGTTGCCGTCCGTCCGAGCATCGTTTGTTGTCGCACAAGGAGCGTATAAGCGACGGCAAGGTTGAATATTTCATTTTATAACATTATAGTTTATGGCACAACAAGGTTTAGATTTATTCGGAAAACCTATCGAAACAAAGGGTGACTTGAAAAAGGAATTTGGCGCAAATCCATTCACTATCCTCGATACAAAGGACGGCTTATGGCAAGCGAGAAAGAGGAAATGGATAAATTTGGGAATACAATCCGAGGTTGGTAGAGATGCAACCGCCTATAATACAAAAGAATGGGCTGCCAATTTAAGGTCACAAGGGAAAATGAACGGAAAATTATTACCTTCAAACACAAGCATATTTGACCCAGTTCTTTGTGAATTGATGTACCGTTGGTTTTGCCCCGATGGTGGCTCTATCCTCGACCCCTTTGCAGGCGGTTCGGTTCGAGGTATCGTTGCTAATTATCTTGGTTACCATTATTCGGGTATTGACATACGGAAAGAGCAAGTCGAATCTAACCGCGAGCAAGCCTTGGATATTTTGGGCGTGGAAAACCTACCACAATGGTATGTTGGTGATTCCAATATCGTACTCGAACAGAACTGGCAAAAGCAATTCGACCTTGTTTTCACCTCCCCACCGTATGCCAATTTGGAGGTTTATTCAAACATGCAAGGCGATATATCGAATATGGAATACGACGATTTTATTTTCGCCTTTGAAAGTATCATGCACAAGGCTTGTAAGTTGTTGAAAGTTGGAGGCATGGCAATCGTCGTGGTTGGCGAGGTGCGAAACAAGAAAGGCGAATACTACGGCTTTGTAGCAGACACAGTGAAACTTATGCAACGTTGTAGCGGTATGACGTTCTATAATGATGCTATCTTGGCCACATCGTTAGCAAGCGCTGCCTTACGTGCTGGCGGAAATATGAAAAGCGGAAAACTTGTAAAAGTACATCAAAATGTATTGATGTTTAAAAAAACATAATTTATTTGCATATTCAAAATGAATTGATTATCTTTGCACAAAGAATTTAATCGTTGATGCGTTGTCTGCTATTTAGACGCAAATACGTAAAGATATAAGTAATTACTATTTTGCCGAAATGGGCGATATGAAAGTTGAATAGCAGCAACGAGTAGTATTGCCCATTAGGTTTTAATAAACTGCTATATGAACAAAGTAACAAGAATTAAAAATGCCAATTACACGACAATATCCAACGTGTTTTTGCGCGACAAAGAACTATCCTTGAAAGCAAAGGGATTGTTGGCTACTATTTTGTCTTTACCAGAAGATTGGGATTTTTCAATAAAGGGGATTTGTGCGACTATTAAGGAAGGAACAACCGCAGTTTATTCTGCAATAGATGAACTTAAAGAACGAGGATATTGCAAGGTTGTAACTAATAGAAACGAAAAAGGAATGATTGTTGGCAACGATTATACTTTTTACGAAGACCCAAGTATGGAAAACCTTAATGTGGGTAATCAAACACAAATAAATACTAATATAAGTTTACCTAATACTAAAAATACCAATAATAAAGAAAAAAATAAAGAAGAAGAAGAAACAAACAAAGAACTTTTTGAGCAATGCTGGATTGCATATAGGAGAAAAGGGAAAAAAGGAAAATCCTTACTGTATTGGAAAAAACTAACTGAAAGTGATAAGCAAATGGTACTTCCACATATCAAGGCTTATGTAACAAGTCGTGAATTACAATACCAACAGGATTTTGAACGATACCTACGCGATAAAACATTTACCACAATCGTATTTTTAAAAAACAAGGTTATATATGACCCTACAAGGTTAGACAAGAAAGACAAAGCCAATGAGGTATATATGCCGCTAACAGACGGTGCATTGTCGTGGAACGATTACTATACTTGCTATATGTATGTCGGCTATTGGGATGGCAAGCACATTCCAGACGGATACGACGATGATACGCGCCCAGACGGTGCAAGTGTAACGCTTAACAATGGTAGGGGCACGATAACGTGGGATAGTAAAACAAAAACGTGGAACAAAATATAAACAATAAATATATGAAAATTAAAGGCAAAGTGCATTGTTTCTTTGAGCAGTCTGGCACGTTCAAGCAAGAGTTTATTAAACTTGGAATACCTGCCGAAGATTACGACATACAAAATAATTTTGGTCAAACCGACCATGTTATAGATTTGTTTGCTGAGATTAAAAAGGCTTATATGGGGGGCAATCAGTATTTGATAATATTACAAAGGATGATTTGAAAATGGCTTTCTTCCCGTGTATATACTTTTGTGAAATTAATGAAACTTACTTTTGTGGTACATCATACAACTATCGTAAAGATATGACAATAAAAGAAAAAGCAGATTGCATATTGTATAGAAGCAAAGAACGCCAAAAGATGTATGAATTGTGCCTAAAGTTGTTTACCGTATGTGATGAACGTAATTTGCGTTTTGTTATGGAAAATCCATACTCAGACAATCACTACTTAAACAGGAATTTTCCATATAGACATGCTTTGATTGACAAAAATAGGATGTTGCGTGGAGATTACTTTGTAAAACCAACACAATACTTTTTCTTGAACTGCGAACCTACGTTTGGAGAAAGTTTTACAAAGCCGAAAGAAAAAAGAACTGTTCGCCAATGTAAGCGTGGAACTCAACAAGGGATTTGCTCGGAAGAGCGCAGCATGATTTCGCCCGACTATGCCAGAAACTTTATCTGCGACTTTATAATCGGAAAGGAACAAAAGAATACACAATTAAATCTATTTGATTTTAGCGAATAACTAAATAAAAGTGAAATAAGATTTAACGCAATATAACATTCTATATTTTTGTATATGGGATATTATTCGTACCTTTGCAATGTGGATAGGTGGACTTAGTACCCCCACCGATAAGCGGTAAGCCTATCACCGCTTCCACTTTTTAACTTGATAGGCTTAATTAAAGAATAGGTGAATTATGGAAGAAAAAGAGATTTGGAAAGATGTAATTGGCTATGAGGGGTTATACCAAGTATCGAATCTTGGTAGGATAAAATCGTTGCCAAAAGAAAAGAAAACACCAACCACAACTTTTATGACGAAAGAAACAATCTTAAATCAACACAAAGACAAGGGTGGTTATTTTCGTGTAATGTTGACAAAGAAAGGGAAATCAATACTTAAATCTGTGCATGTTATTGTCGCTTCTGCTTTTATTGGTGAAAGGGGTAATCTTACCGTAAACCATAAAGACGAAAACAAAGCCAACAATAACATAAACAACCTTGAATATCTTACAAGAGCAGAAAACGTAAGGTACGGAACTGGTATTATTCGTAGTGCTAAAAACCGACAAAATAACCCTAACATAGGTATTGCTGTAAATCAATTCAACTTAGACGGTACTTTTGTCGCAAGATACAAATCTGCTTCTCTCGCAATAAAACTAAACGGTTGGAAAGGTTGTGGAAATAATATCTTAGAATGTTGTAGAAAAAAGAAACACACATTTATGGGTTTTGTGTGGCGTTTTGATGGAGATACAAACATTGAATTTGAACGAAAGACTAATGCCAAAGGTGTTTTGCAATTTACAAAGGATGGTATACTCATCACAGAATATAAGTCATTGACAGATGCAGAAATGGCTACACATACACAAAAAGCGCATATTTGCGATTGTTGTAAAGGAAATAGAAAATACGCAAACGGTTTCTTGTGGAAATATAAGGATTAGTAATTATGGATGCAAATGAAATTAGGCATTGGCACAGCGTTTTCAAACGTGATAATGAATTGTTTGAGATACGCATATTGGGCGATAGAACTTGGAGCGGCTATTTCTATGACGTGGAAACCGCAATAAAGGCTCTTGAACCTTTTGATAACGCAAATATATACTATTCAATCAACGAGGTAAAGAAAGCGTGTTCAAGTCGTGACCAATTTAATTGCTTTAAGCAAGTAAAAGGTACTGCTACAAGTAAGCAAGATATTGAACATCGTTGGTGGTTGCCTATTGACGTTGATTGCGAACGTCCAAGCGGAGTTTCATCTACGAACGAAGAAAAGGCAAAGGCTCATAAAAAAGCGCAAGATGTTTTTGTTTTCTTGCGTGATAATAAGTTTGCCACACCAATTGTTTGCGATTCGTCAAGCGGGTATCATATCCTATATCCTATTGATATGGATAATACGCAAGAAAGCGAAGATTGTATAAAAGCGTTTCTTGAAATTCTTGCAAACAATTTTACCGACGAAAGCGTAAAAATAGATACCGTATTGCACGACGCAAACAGAATATTGCGATTGTCTGGAACCTACGGGCGCAAAGGCCGTTCTACCGATGAACGACCTCACCGTTTGGCTAAGATACTTTCAGTACCAAACGAAATAAAGCGTATGGGTATTGAACAAATCAAGGCTTTTAACGCAAAATACGCCATTAAGGTAGAACAACCACAAAGACGGCAATTTCATGGTTTACAAAGCGAACAATTCAATCTAAGGGATTTTATTGCAAAGTACGGTATTAAAGTCGCAAAGGAAATACCTATTAGTGGTGGTGGTACAAAGTTTGTGCTTGAAGAATGTCCGTTCGACACACAGCACAAAGCACCCGATTCCGCTTTGTTTGAAATGCCTAATGGTAGTATTGCATTCAAATGTTTCCACAATTCTTGTTCGCAATATGATTGGCGTGCATTTAGGTTGCATTTCGACCCACACGCTTACGATTATGAAAACGAGCCAAGACAACAATATCACCAACAACAAGCGTTTCAACAAAAGACATACGCACCACAAAAAAAGTACGAGGTTAAAGAAGAACTACCTGAACTTGGAGAAAAATGGTTATCTATGTCATCTATACAAAAAGTGGATTTGTCAAAGTTGGAACATTATGCTACTGGCTTTGCCGAACTTGACAAGAATATAATCGGTCTTTATATGTCCGAAGTAACCATATTATCGGGTAGTAACGCAAGTGGTAAATCATCGTGGTTGAATACACTATTGCTAAATATAATACAACAAGGAGCAAAGGTTGCGCTATGGTCAGGAGAATTACGGCCAGACATTCTTAAAACTTGGGTGCAAATGGTTGCTGCAGGTAAGAATAACCTACGACAATCAACGTATGGTGACGGAAAGTATTATGTGCCAAACAATGTAGCTGAACGTATAGACCGTTGGCTCGACGGAAAGTTTTTCTTGTATAACAACGATTATGGAAACTCATGGCAGCAAATCTTTCACGACATGGAATTGTTGTTAAAGGCTGGTGTAAAAGTATTTGCTTTGGATAATTTGTTTAGCCTTGATATTGACATTCTTGATGGTGACAAGAACAGCAAACAACGTGAATTGATTTTGCAAATAAAGGACTTTGCTAAAAAGAACCAAGTCCACATTATATTGGTTGCACACCCCAGGAAAGTGACCACGTTCCTTAGAAAAAACGATATAAGCGGAACATCGGATTTGCAAAATGCGGTTGATAAAATATTTATAATCCATCGTGTGAATAATGACTTTTTCCGTGCTGGTGCGGAGTTTTTCGGGCAAAGCGAAATACAGCGTTTTCAAGGTTTCGGAAATGTCATTGAAGTGTGTAAAGAAAGACTTTATGGTGTTGTTGACCTTATGGTAGGTATGCAATATGAAATCGAAAGCCGCCGTTTTAAGAACGATGTAAACGAAAACGTGCAATATGGATGGGAAATAGAACCAACACAAAGCACCATGACATTTAATGAACCGCCAAAGCAGCAATATAATGCCGATTGGAACTACAGTAACGACGATGCAAACAACGATATGCCGTTTGGTGCGCCGTCGGACGATGTAACACCGTTTTGATATATTAACATAATAAAACTTAAAAGATAGTGTAAAATTTGGAATATTCAAAAATTAGCACTATCTTTGCAACGAATATCAAATAATAATTAGTTTATATTCACTTATTAAAAACAAAAAATTTATGAAAACAACAAAGAATTTTAAGGCACTTGAAAATGTGATTAACGACTGTTCAAACATGGGTGATACGCTTTTCGCCATTTATGGTGTCAAGGGCGCATCGGAAAGCAAGAAAGGTGGCCAACTGATTTTCACGGGCGACTCCAAGATGATTGCCGACGGAATGGTACAAATCATTCGCAAGTCTTTGGCCGAGGATGCCGATAAGGGTAGCATTGCAATTGCAAACGCATTGTTGAACGCTATCGTCACCGTGCTTACACCGAAAGACGCTATCTCGTTGAAGTTCGCAGAACTTATGAAAGATACCATTGATGCTGTGGCCAAGCGTCGCTTTGGAAAAAAGATGGCAAAGAAAATCAAGGAACGTGCAGACGAGTCAATTCCTGCACCTCCCGACGATTTCGACCCCAAGTCAAAGGATTGCCAAGAGTGCGATGACTTTGCAGATTGTCTTATGCGAGCACTTATTAACCAAGCAGAAAAGCTCTGTATCGATATGATTACTGTTCAAACAAACTACAAGGGAAGGGCGCGTAAGACCAAGAAGGCAAACAAGAATGACGAAAAGTAAATCTTTGATATGGATAGACCGAAACTATACATCAAGAACAAAAAAGGAAGGTACGAGCCATATAGAGAGCCAGAACCGCCCTTTGACAACGTTCTTTATCGCAAGGTGCAACGTGGAAAGAAATTTGTTTACGAACCGCAATCCATGTGCATTGATAAAGGATTAGAGGAAGGTGTTTGGGTAGTCGTAAAGCACATGTACGGCAAATCCTATTCAACGGGCAAATACCTTAATGATTGTTTCATGCTTTTTAAGGCTTGTGACATTCAAGAAACTCCACTTTCTAAATTAGGAGGTATGGATAAGTTGGCCGATTGGCTTTCACACAATTGGGATAAGTTGCCAAAGAACGCATCGCAAGACGACTTTTGCCGTGCCATTGTAGGCTTGTTATTCCAATACGAAAAGAAAGACGATGGAAACATATAGCGTTTCGATATGCTGTAACGTTCATTGCACGGAGCGTTTTACCTGTGATAAATTCGCCCGTGCTTTGGACGTGAACGGCGGTAAGATAAAAGCCAACTATTACGAAGTAGAAAAATGTGAATACGAAAGATGATGGAAGAATTTTTTAAGGCCATAGAAAACCATTGGTGGACGGCCATTTTTATAGTGATTGGTATTTGTTGGATTATTCGCGCATTTAAAGACAAGGATTGAATCATGGCAAACGAAAATAGTGCATTACAAAATCAAGTCGGAGGCGACCATTACAAAAAGTTGAAAATTCAACCGATGGTGTATGCCTACGAAAACAAACTTGACCCATTACAGTTTTCTGTCGTGAAATACGTTACACGTTTTCGTGACAAGGCTGGCGAGCAAGATTTGAATAAAGCAAAGCATTGTATCGACATGTTGATAGAACTTGAATACGGTACAAAAAACAAAAACAAGTCAGTTTTAGTTGCAACAATTAACCCAATGTCAAAGCGGCCTAACGAAAAAGAAAAGGTCGTATTGATTAAAACAGATGGCGAGATTTGTACTGGGTATTATTGCGAAGGACGTTGGTGGGTATGCGAGGCTCGTTTCGCATGTGACACCGTAACAAGTCGTGTCATAGAATATCAAGAAAGTGCCTTTGATGGTTGGTATTATGCAAAGAAAAAATAATTAGCGAAATAAAGCCACGAGAACGGCTTAATTCGTTATCGGTGGATAAGTTGACCATAACGGATATAAAAACGCAGCAGAAACGACGAGAATAGCGAAATTTGAAAGATTATGGCAAGTTTTGAATGTATTGGATTCATATCTCAGATAGTTTATCGTCCAGACTCCATGTTTTTGATACTTGATGAATACCATAAAGGATATAAAAAAAACGATGGAACTATTGTTGATGATAAGTATGTAACCTTTAAAGTTATATACAAACCATATTTTAAAAAATTTATCTCAGAACATTTTTCAAAAGGCATGCTTGTTAAAGTAAAAGGAGAAGTTTTTCCTTATGCAATTGAGCACGGCGAAATAAAAGATGGAGTGTCATTTATAGGGGAAACATGTAACCTATATAGTTTTCCAAGATATAAAGTGAAACAAGAAAACAAGATGATTAAGGAAAGCCAAATGCACGACACAGCGACACCCAATCTTGAAGACTACAACAAACCCGATTTTTAGCGTTATACAACCAAAATATTAACTTAAAAAATTACATAATTATGAGTTCAAAAACATACACTGAGCAAACCATTCAAACCACCAAAGGCGACATCCAAGAGTTGATGGATGAAAACGCATCGTTGAAACATCAAATCTGTGGCTTTAAGGCATCGAATAACCGTTACAAGAAACAAGCAAAGAACGATGCCCTTTACGTCAAGTCTTTGCAGAACGACATCAAAAAAGCGCAGGACGAGATTGGACGCATCAAGACTTATGCAAAAGAGTCAGACGAAAAGAACGAAAAGAAAGCCGAACAAATCGCAAGCCTTAACGCCACAGTTGAGGAAAAAGACCGCGTGATTGCTGCCCTTCAATCTCAAATCGCCGAACTTAACAAGCGCATCGCCAACAACGAAAAGAATATTCAAGACCTTACGGACGAGCGTGACGTTGCCATCGCAAACTATGACTATGTTTGTGGGTTGCCTTGGTATCAAAGGATGTTCTTCAAATACAAGTAAAATCTTTGTTGTAAAAATTGCCATAAATGTTAAGTGGTCACTATCCTCGCGGACGGTGGCCACTTTTCTTTTCGATTTTGTTTGTTTGGAATATGAATTTTACGCAAAAAGAAATTTAGAAAGATGTTAAACCGATAAATATTATGTTGTGGGTGCGTCAAGACAATGCAATGTAATAGTAGCAAGTATATACGACTTTTCACCGCGATGTAACTTTTGTGTTGTTGGCTTAAATGATTTTAGGCATATTACGTGCGCTGATTTATTAACATAAGCAGACTTTATGTAAAAATCCCCTTTTTCGCAAATGTATGAAACAAAACTATCATATACAGTTTGTTCGTCTATTGTAGATGTTGCGTATCTGCGACCAACGATAAATGTCATTGATATATCCACGTTAGAACGAATGATAATGTCGTTTTCGTTTTCGTCTTTAGTTGTGACAAGAAAATCTTCTGTTGTTTCAGATACCCATTGAGCATGGTAAACATTTTGCGCTTCACCACGTTCATTAAAACCGTCAATAGAAAGTACCTTAACTCCGTTAAATTTGGTTGTAATATCCTCCCAATTATCCGTTATGTTCTTGCGGACAAAGTATTTGTTTGATAATTCTGTATTTGCCATAATTTTATTTTATTTTAAGTTTTTCTTTTAATATTACAATCGCAAAATTTTATCGAACACTTTAACATCTGAAAGGCAATACTTTCCAAGTTCAACTTGTGACTTATCCGAATATTTGTATATTACCATCTTGCTATCTTCGTCTGAATCGTCAATCGTCACCTTGCTATCATCGAACAAATAGATGTGCGGACAATTATAGCCGTCACACGTGATATGAATTGTAGAACTATTGCTAACGTAAAGTATAGGACACTTTGTTTTTGGTATTGTTACATCTACATTATCACACCAAAGGAATTGCGCAACGTCTGACACTATTTTAAAGCCCGTAGGCGCATCAATATACATTGCATAGGAAAATCCCTTAACGGCGTCGCAATCGTTGAAAATACGGCCGTTTATGTAGTCCGAAAATTCGCGTTTGCAATAATCTTTTGTCAACCCTTTGCCACGATAACAAAAATCAGCAAAGTATGGTGCAGATTGTTGCATTAGCACCAATCTCATTAACTTTTCTTTGTCATCATGGCAAGCAGCCCACATATTTGACCATTCCTTACACAGATTAGCCAAAAGAGCATTTTTGCGAAAATACAACATTTCATCCATAATTAAAAATAGTTTAATGTCTTTTATGAATTAAGTTCTACGACGATAGCGCGTCCGCTTGGATTAAGCACACCTGTCAAAATCGACTCAATGTTTTGTTGCACTTGGTATGATTGTTGTAATTGCAAAAGCATTTGCGACAAAGTACCCAATTGCACATCAAGGTCGAAATTGTTAAGATGGTCGCGGATTTCTTGCAAGTAAAGGTTTTGCTCGAATATCCTTTGTGCTACGATGTTCATGTAAGCTTCGATAGCACCAGCGGTATCTTCGGTAATGCCTTGTATGCCTTGCTGTAATGCCGACAAGTTCTTTTCTTGTTCAGAATTAACACCAAATGCTATTCCCAATGCTCCGTACAAATTGGCAAGGTCATCGTTAATTTGCTCTGCGATGGATTTGTCGCCTATCAAGTTTTTCAATCGTTTTAATTCGTTCATTGTGATTTCCGCACCTCCTTCGGACTTTTCGTCCGTAAGTTTGTCAACCTCGTCAAAAATCTTTTGTAAGCGTTTGGAAACAAGATAAGATGCAACACTTTTTGCTATCATGTTGTCAATCATATCATCAAACTTTTCATTTAATGCCTCCATCGTGTCGCCACCTTGTCTCCATGCATCAACCCATGTGGAAACGAATTGTTCTGACGCGTCCTTAATATCGCTACCCAACAAATTCGCAACAACATCTTTTTTCAAATCAGCAATTTCAAGTTCCAAGTCTTGTATTGATTCTTGATATTCCTTGATTTTATCATCGTCGCGGTCTTTTGAACGTTTGCTTTGTTCAAGTTGCATTTGACGTTGCAGTTCCTCAACTTGCTTTTGCTTGTTTTGGATTTGTTCTCGCCTTGCTTGCAATTCTTGTGCGCCCATAGCGTTATTAACCACAGCATCCAATTCCTTGTAACCCATGTTTAATTGCCTAACGATTTCAACGGATTTTGCTATTTCTTTGTTGATACGCTTTGTTCGTGCGCTACCGTCACCAAACAAACTTGCAATGCCATCACCGATACCGGCGAACACATCAACCACGCCATTCACGATGCCGAACACGTCACCGCTTTGTGTGCTTGATACCGCGCCACTAATGCCTTTGCCCATGCGTGCAAGCCCATCAATAGCACCGTTAATAGAATCGCTAAATTCAAATCCGAATGTGCTTTGTAGGTTATCACGTAGGTCGGACAACGATTGCAAGTTTTGTCCGATTGTTTGCAATAATGCGGCGATTTCGTTTGCTTGTTCCTTGAACAATTTGGTCATCATGTTATACTTTTGCGCTTCCTTGTCGGCGGCGTTAAGTATTTCCTTTAACTCTGCAAGTTTATCTTCCTCTAACCCTAATTGTTGTGCAAGTGCTTCGATAGCCTTTTTGTCGGTCGGTTCCTGTGCTTTCTTTTGTTCGTATTGTTCTTTAAGTGTGGCAACAACCTTTTCTTGCGCATCGTAGTTACGTTGAGCCGTAATAAAGTCTTTTTGCGATTGTTTGCCCGTCTTACCAACGGCTTTCATATAGTCTTTTGCGTGTTTGATTGCGCCCTTGAAAGGATTACGTGACATCAATTCCTTTTCAAGTTTCATATATTGAGCCGTTATTTGTTTGAGTTGTTCGGGTTTAAGATTGTTCATATCAACCTTAACCTCGTCCAACTTTTCTTTCATTGCCCTTAATGCACCAGTCGATGCAAGTTCCAAGTTTTCAAACAATTCCACATACAGTCTTGTGTTGGTGAAGTTATCCCATTTCGCTTGCGACTTTTCTTTGTCAGCTGCAGTATCAATTGCTTGCCGCTTGCGCTTGTATTCGGGACTATTGCGCATCTCATCGGTGTAATAAGCCATGTTAAGTTTCTTTATCTTATCAAGTTTGTCCGCTTCGATTTCGGCAACCTTATCCGAATAATTACCGTACTTCTTAACGTAATCGTCAAGCGTCTTTTCGGTTTCCACCATGTTTTGCTTGAACATCTTACGCCAAGTATCTTGCCACTTGATAAGTTCTTTCAACGGTTCGCTTTTGATGTCTATGTCATTCCATAACCCGTTCTCGTCACCTTTAAGGTTCGTTTTCATAAGGTCAAAGCCATCAATGTCAAAAGTCCCGTTCATGGACTTTCTTAATTCCTCGAGTTTCCTCTTTGCAATAGTAACTGCGCGGTCGTAAGCCTCGCCGAACGTGTGCGGCAAACTATCGGTGTCAATGCCGAACATATCAGCAAACATATCTCCCAATTCGGGATTTGCGTCCAATTCGATAGCCAACTCGTACTCGTCCTTTATCTTTCCAAGTTCACTATTCAAACCGTCCGTGACTTTTTTCATGTCGTAGGTCTTTGCGTCAACGGTAAGTTTTTGTATTTCAACGTCCAATGCTTGCAAAGACGATGTTTTCACCTTACCGCTTGCTAACAGGGCTTTCCGTTGTTCCTCTAACGATTGCAACAAACTGCGCACGTCCTTTCCTGCGAAATTAGCGGCATTGAACTTGTCTATACCGAATTTCGACAGAACTTGATTTATACGTATGATAGTTGCCTCGTAACCCTTTGATGCAATGTCGATAGCATCCATATTGGAAACGCCAGACTTACGCAACTTTTCATAATTGCTTTGCATCTCGCGAATGAGTTGTAGTTCTTGCTTTAACGCTTCGGCTACAACGTCCTCGGGTTTACGGTTTCCACCTTTACGGCCTTTCTTTTCCTCGGCATATTGTTGGTGGAACAAATCAAGCAAATTCTTTCGTTGTTGGATTTCTCGTTCATTTGCGGCAATCTTTTCCTTTGACCATTGCGAATCATCAAGCGCATACTTTTTGTTTTCCTCGCGCAATGACTTAATTGCTTGTTGTTGTGTCTTAGTCCACGAAGAAAGATTGTCATTGTTCGTAGGCAATAAAGCACCACCGCCAAAATCTAACATCTTTGGCGCATTGGCGATACGTTCATTGACCTCTTTTTGGAAATCAGAAAGTTGCTGAACGTTAAAAGCAATGCCGATGTGGATTTTCAACTTGCTTGCGTCAGAAACCATGTCAGAAACTGCTTGGTAGGCATACGGCATACTATCCTTAAAGTATTGCAAGTTTGCGTCAACTGCTGCTTGTTGCTCTGATGACAAAGCCTCGTTGTTTTTAATCCAATCATCATTTATGTCTTGGAAAGCTGAACTTGAATTGTGCTTCAATCTTTCCATAAACATATTCCAAAGGCTTGCGTTACGGTCAACTGCGCCATTGGTAAGTTCATACATCTTTTGGTCTAACGAGATGTCGAAAATCTTAGCGGCCTCGCCTTTTATTTCGGGGTTCTTTGCTTTGATTTGTGAACGTACACGTTCCAAGATCTCGTTGATTTGCAGCGGGTCAGTTATATTATAAGCACGAATAAAGTTGTTGATGCTTTCTGCTGTATCATCAAGTTCTTCAAGAAATTCTTGCCTTGCACCTTTAACAATACCAACTTGGTGCATCCATTCGGCTGCGACCTCGCCAGCCATTTGATTGTTCCGTGCTATTTCTGAATACTTTTCTATGTAGTCGGCATAGTCTTTAAGGTCTGAAACCAAGCCTTCGCCAAACATACCTCGCCAACCAACATCGGTATTAACCTCAATAGAATCGTCTTTAAGGTCTTGCAATGCTGCTTGTGCCTTTTGTATTCTTTCGGCATAGTCAAAACCAACACGCACACGTTCATTAACGTCCTCGATGGCCAATAATTCGGCAATAAGTCCGTTAGCGGATAATGCGCTTTGCTCGATTTGTTGTTTAAGACTTTCCCACGCCCTTTCACCCTGTTCTGCTGTCAACTTGTTTTGTTTTGCAAGTTCAAGTGTTGATTTGTTACCCTTATTGTTTAGGTAATTCAGCATGCTTTCACTTGCCTCGTTTGCGTTATCGCGGATTTCTTGGTTAAGTTCGTGCATGGCTTCCCTTGCGGCGTTTGTTTGACGCATAAGGTCGATAACTGCCATAATACCAACAAATACCCACGTCCAAGGATTAAGGAAAAGGGCTTTTAGTGATGCGCCCACATCCTTAATGCCGTTTGCTAACCATCCCATTTGCTTTGCCGTAGCACCAGTAGCAGTAGCCCACGCCCATTGTTGACGAATGGCAACCATTTGCAAGGCCTTCCATCCAATGAACGTGTAAAGCATGGATTTTAGAACGCGGTCGATAGTTTGCCAATTTTGTAGCAATGCCTTCAATCCGCTAATCGGCAACGTCAATAAGCCTTGGTTAGACTTACCGATGTCGTTAAGCATATTGTTCCATGCAAGGTTAAGGTTGGCCATTTGAACTCGCAACGTTTCGGCTTGCTTGGCTTGGAACTCAAAGAATTTGCCGCCCTCGTCGGTCATCTTGTTTAAGACGGTCATAACATCGGAGTACGACACCATCTTCTTGCTCATACGGTCGTAAACGTCACCCGTAGTAACAATCTTTCCTTCAAGTTCAGTAAAGTGTTCGGCCAACGATGCAACGATAGGCAAGCCAGCGTTTGCAAAGTCACGTGCATCTCGTGCCGTCAGAACGGTTTGCGCACGTATCTGTCCTAAGTTATACGTAAGACGTTCCATCGGTACGCCCAAGGCCGCAGAAATATCCGCAAGACGGCGTGTAGTGTCAACCACCTCGTTTGCCGCAAAGTTGTATGCCGTCAATTGCTTGGCAGCACCAGCCAATTCCATAAGCGTGAACGGGCTTTCAATGGCCATTTGGTTCAACTCTTGGAATATTTGCGAGCCACGTTCAAAGGAATTAACCAACACACCAAGGCTACGCTCTAACAATTCGTATTGACCGCGAATTTCGTACACTTGCTTTGTGAACGATGTAATCGCGCCCAATGTCATAGCATAAACAAGTCGGTTACGGATATATCCAAAGGATTGTGCAAGATAGTTGTTACTATGCGTCATTTGGATATTCTGACCCATCAGTTCGGCTTGCAGACGCTTTAGACGTTGGTATTCATCGCCTAATTGCTTGACTTGTGCAGTATTTTGCGGGTCAACGGTCACTTTCTTTAAAGCGGCCATTTTCTTTGCAATAGCATCAACACTCGACTCGTCCATACCCAACACATCTTTAATAGACGTAGGCTTCTTTTGGCGCAATTTGTCTATTTTTTCTTGCGTGGTTTGGATTTGTGCGTTAAGGCGATTCCATTGCGTTTGGTCGAGAATACCCTTGCCTTGGAACTTTGCAGAAAGACTTTGTAATTGTTGCAATTTCCTTTCGGCATCGGCCAATCCACGTGCTGGCATGGTGAAAGCCTCTTGCAATTCCTTTTTAGCGGCTTGTGCTGCCTTTACTTGGTCGCTTGTGGTTTCACCCTTTAACTTGGCCTTTTGTTCCTCGATAAGTTTGTTTTGGTCACGCAAGGCATCGCTACCAAGTGTCATTTCCTTACGGCGTTTTTCCTCTAAGGCAATGATTTCTTGCAAGTGGCCTACAGTATTGTCGGCATATTGTGAATTACCGCCACCAGCACCGCTATTATTTCCACTACTTGTTGCGTTTTGTTGAGCCTTTAGCATAGCATCGAAAGATGCAGACATTTGTTTCCATGCGTCTTGCATCAAATCAACGCTAACCTTTTGAGTTATGGCAAAATCTTTCATGGCAGATTTCATCTTTTCCATAGCCACGTCGAATTTGCCAGCCATTATGGTTGTCTTATCGCCTACGTAATCTACTAACTTGTCTATTGAATCGCGTAATTCCTTATCGGAAAGCGAGCCAACAATGATTACATCGTCATTACTTGTATTTGGCATATCTCAGGTGTATATATATTGTCCGTAATAAACTACTTATTTTCTTTATTTTCCGTTCCCTTACGACGCACGGGGATTTCAATTTCCTCGCCTTCTTTAAGGTCATCGTGAACGCCCAAGCCAGACATAAAGTTTTCCAACTTTTGTTGTGCATCGTAAGCGGCTTTAAAGTCGTTCCACGCTTTTTTGTCCGCACCTTTAAGGTACTTTGTATGGGTGTTATCCACCGCCATGAATTGTATTTGCGCAATGCTAAGACGATATAGGTAATCATCAAGGCGATATTGCGTGAACACTTTTAGGAAGTCTGCGGCGTCCGCAATGATTGTGCTTCCATAAATAGTGATGCTGTCTCCTCCGATTTCCGCTTCCTTGTCAGAAGTGAATCCGAAAGCGTACTCACCGATTTTTTGATTAAAAAAAAACCAGACAAGTCTATTGACTTGATAGCACCTAACACGATAGCCGCCCATTGGTTCGTGTCAAATGTGCTAAACATGACCTTTGCTTTCATCACTTGTATCAACTTGTCATTGCGTGACATCGTTTCGTCAACGTCATCATAAGTCTTAATCTTATCGGGCGTAAACAAATGGTTGCAAAGCACAATGGCCATGATTTCCGACATAGCATCCAAATCGGTGCATAAGGCCGTTATAACCTTTTGGTCGGTATCAAGCGTTTCATCTGCCTTGCGCATATCCATGACAAGCCTACAAATGCGATATAACGAATAATAACGCATATCCTTAACACGGTATTCCTTATCACCAAGTTTAACCAAGGATGGCGTATCATTGATTATATCCAATATGTCACGTTGTACGTCTATTGGAAATTCGGGTAAAACTCTTTCTTCTGCTTCTTCTTGTTTCATCTTTCCCTATTTGGATTTCGTAAAATTCAAAAGGGATGCGTCAATGGGTGACACCCCAATAAACGCACCCCTTACGTTTCCGTGTTTAGCCTTAGACTAATCGAACATGGTTTAAGTCGCAGAACGTCCTACGAGCTTATACATGTGGTCAACTGCACTCTCTCCATTTCCAGTTGTGTGAACCAAAGCGGTAATGGTAACGGAATAGTTCAATGCGCCGTCGGCATCTTTCTTGATAGTACCAATGGTAAGACCTCGATAGATGTATAGTGCTGCGATGCCACGACCGAAATCAAGTTGCCAAGAGTGCTCGCTCGTGAAAGCAATGGCTGCACCATCGTAAGTTTCGGGTTCTTCGCTTTCTGAAGGGGTATAAGTACCGCCGAACAATGCAGGCAATTCAGAAAGTTCGTAGTTGGCCAGCTCGAACGTCATGGTAACGGGATTACCATCATAGAAGATGTCAAACGGGCTGTCGTAGAACTCGGCCTCGATTTCAGTGCTTTCAGGAGCGTCCTGTCCGATAGAAAGACCTTTCAAGACACCCATCAACTTGGTAGTTGCAGCACCTCCAGTTGTACCGTATGCAAGGCTAACTGCTTTTACAGTTGTTTTTCCCATAATTTTTCCTTTCTATATTTTAATTTGACAAATAATATTTATTCTTCGATACCGTCTAAAACGACAACGAATGATTTCACGTACACGTGATATTGGTTTCCCTTTTGCGTCGTTTCGTCAACGTCCATTGAAAGGACACTATCACCAAGTATGTAATATTCTTGGTCATCACCGTTTGCAATGGCATCTTTGACAACTTGATTGATAGATGTTTCAAATGCCTTGTATAACGTCTTATCTAAGCGCCCTCGTGATTTCTTTGGAACGTAGGCCGTAATCGTACAACGCACCCAACCGTAGGCATCACAATCAAATTCCGAATCGTCATTCATGTTACCAACTTTCAACACTACAAAACCATCTTTAGAATCGCTTTCCGTCGTTTCGGTCGGTTCGCCCATACGGTAAACGTTCTTCGTAACAACGTCATAAACGAGGTTATAAAGATAGTCGTAAATGTCTATTCGTGAATCGTTGAACATAATCCTTTATTTTCTTGTTTTAATACTTTGGTTGGTTTACCTCAAATCGTACACGGCAAAGCGGAGATAATGTCTGCTTGATATGGTCGTACCGTTGCGACATAACATCGAATTGGTAGCGTTTGCCATGAAACATAAATCCACCTTCAAGATAAGCACCGTAGGGGGCGCAGGCTGCAAAGACGATTTCCCATCCTTGTGTTTCGTCGGGCTTATAGATTTGAACGAATTTACGCGCTAATGCACGTCCGTTTACATCTACGCTAATCGACGTGCTGTATTCGTGCAAAATGGACTTACCCTTTGCCATCTTATTGCCGTAGTAGCCATGTTTAGCCTTCTTTCCATTGTAATAGACCGCCCACACATAGGAATCTTGCAAGTTGATGGTTTGGTTTGTGAAAGCACGATTTTCAACTAAACGAATAATCTCGCTTTCTGCAAAGGCTATAAGACGTTCTGTTTGCTTATCGGCTATGTTGTTATACATTTGCCTTGCCAATGCCTTTTTGTTGAATTTAACCCTTGTTTTCGTTGCCATAGTTACCAAGCCTTGCGTGTAGAATATACACTTACACCACCCAATTGTGACGGTTCGGCGTTATCTACAACAAATTCCAATGTTTCACCAAATCGGACTAACGAAATTTCATCACCTTTGCGAGGAACGATGTAGTTGTCTTTATCATCTTTCGTCAACGGCATGGAAATAACATAGGACGCGGTTTGTAAGGTGTGACCCTCGTCATCCGTAGTCATGTGTTCATCCATAACGCCCTCGTAGATGACTACATCAACATCATCTTCGTCACCTTGACCCTCTATCTTGCGTCTTACAACGCCCATATAAGGATATTCGGATATTTCGTCGCGTAATGCCATAGTGATTATAATTTGTCAACGTCCTCAATGGGTATAAACTTAATCTTACGTCGTGCGCTTTCTAAGATACCTGCACGTTCATCACCGTACATCGTATAGATACGGATTGCGTACTTAATCTTTTCGTCTTGGTAGAAATCCTGCTCTTGGCCAATGGTCTTTTGATAACCGTTGTGAGATTGCGACAACGATGCGGTATTTGAAGGTGAAAGGAGGACGGCGGTGAAAATAATATCAGCCTCCATCAAATCCCTAAGACGCTTGGTAACGTTAGCACCATACACATCATCGTCGGGCTGAACGCCACGGTCGAGGGCAATAACCTCGAAGTTACCTTCCTCAAAACTGTAACGTGTTTTCTTTTTCAACCATTCAAGTACCGTCATCGTCATATCAATCTTTTATAATGAGCAAAATCTTTTTCCAATTCCAAATGTTTAGTTGTCCGCAGTTGTGGTGTCAACGACTACGTGATACGGGCTTTCGTCAAGCACGGTAGCATAACGTCCGATGACATCGGTGTGGTAGGACTTCAACATACCATTAGGCGTAACCTTGTTGATAACGTTCAAGAAACCTTGCACCTTTGCCAAAGAGAAGTCGATACCCTTGTTGACCTCACCGCTCTTCATCAGTTCAACGTCGGCGACCTTTGCGTGTACCAAGACACCTGCATAGCCCAGAGGACGGAGAACTGCTACACCAGGAGCCCAACCCTTAACGGTAGTGTAGGTAGTGATACCTTGCACCACTTGCTGCTCACGCACGATACGGATAGGCGAAATCTTACTGATGGGCGAACGGGAATAAAGCACCAGTTGCTCGTAAGTGATGGTGTCAACCTTGGTAGACGAGCCGCCGTTGGTGACAACAATAACCTTATCGGGCGCGTAGAGGGCAATGTAGCGGTTTACTTCCTTGATGAAAGCGGCGTTCTTCAAGAGAACATTCACTACAATGTTCCAAGGAATATCCCACTCGAACGGTGTGCCGTCGGGAATGTAGTTAGCCTCCTTGAAATCATATTCAATCTTACGCATTTGTTCGGGAATGTCGCAATCAGCAGAAGTCCATACCTTAGTACCAGCCCTTTTGTAGTTGGTAAGTGGAATGTATGCGCTTTGGTTAGCGACAACACCGCTAAATCCTTGTGTGGTAGTAGTGCCACCTGCAACGTTGGTTACGTTGATGGTGTTACCGTATCGACCACCGCGAGAAAGTGTCATAGCGCCCATGTGCGAAACGCGCAGGTTGTGCGTTTTTACAAGGTCGGCGACACCACGAATAAAACCGACAACGAGGTTTTCGTCGGCACCCAGCTCGCGAAGACGTGCTTGGAGTTCCAACTTAGACATAGAGGTTTCAAACAAGCCCTTACCATACTGGTAGATAGAGCCAGTCTTTTCCTCCATACCCTCTGCCTCGAGTTGCATGGTTTCGGACAGCGGAGCCATGGCGTCGGCCATAGGCACTGTACGCTTGATGCCTTGCTTAACAGTCCAAGCGGGGTTCTTTTTAAGGTCGTTACGGTCGATGTCATACTCGTTACCCTCGACGCGGAAGTGCTCTTGCCAGAAGAACGCATTTTCCTCGATTTCAATGGTAGAGTCAATCAGTGTTTGGAGGAAGCCTGCATTAGCTCCATCCATAAAGCCCCTTTGATAAAGTTTTTCGATGGCCTCGTCAGGGGTAAAGTGGAATTTAAGTGCATTTGCCATATCTTGTTTCCTTTCTTTAATTACGTGTTAATAATAGCGACGATGATTAAATCCAGAAGATACCGTCAATAAGCGACTTGTTAAGTGCAAGAACGTACTTGGGTAACGGTTGCATCTTAGCAATCCACGCCTGTTTGTTATAGACGCCTGAAACGCTATAATTAGCATTTTGGAAACCATAACCCTCGGTGGGAAGCGTATCACGGTCGGCCTCGTTGAATACGTTGGGCTTCGGGCAAAGAACAGGTGCAGAACCAGTGCTTCCGGTGTCTTTGGCCTTGTCAGCCTCAACAAGAATAGTACCTGCATTAATCTTGGCAGTCGAAAGTTTGTTTTCAAGAGTGACCTCGAAATTTTGGTTTGTTTCATCGTAAGTAACGCCCGTAACCTTTGCGTAAGTACCAGTGTAAGTGGTCTTAGTAACGGTAACATCGCCCGTTTCGGTGTTTGCCTTCATAGACACAACCTCGGTATCATCGGGGGCAACCATAAGGTATTGACCTACCTCGGGCGCGTCCGAATAACCATCACCATCAATGTAGATAGTGGTGGCGTTGGCTGAAGCATCGACCTTCAACTTAAACGAGCGGAAAATCAGCATAGGTTGGCCAGGTGTGTACTGCATAAGTTGCGCAGCCCAAAGATGGCCAAATCCCTTGTTGGGGTTAGCGATAGTACCGCCAAGTAGGATATTGTTACGGTTTTCGCCGTTGCTATCCTTTACCCACACCCAACGACCGCCACGAAGTTTCTTAGCGGTCTCGAAAAAGTATTGGAGATTCGTAACCATAATTTTTGTTATTTAAAATGTTATTGAACTTTCACTTTCTTTAGCGAAGCAATGAAGTCCTCGTCGCGCTTTTGCGTTTGTTGAGGTGCCAACGGCGCAATGTCGCCAATGGAATCTTTAAAGATTTCCTTAAAGCGCGTCACAAGTGCGTCGGCTTGCTCCTTGTCTTCCTTATCCAACTTAACATCATAATCCGTCGCAAATTTCTCAAACGACGCATGCAGATTTTGTCGGATGCCTTTCTTGGCCAATTCCATGATGTTCTTGAACTTGGTGGTTTTCTTTTCACCGTCCATGAACTTGTCATAAGCATCCAACTTGTCTTGAACCTCTTTAGGAAGTACAACCTCGTTGGGCTTTTGATTAGGTTTTGGCACTTTCTTTTCCAGCTCAGCGATTTGGGATTTGTAGCCGTTTTCTTTCGTCTCAAATTCCTTGGTCTTATCCGTGATAATAAGGCTTGCACCGCTAAAAGCGGAATTAAGCGCAAATCTCATGTCGCCAAGTGCCGTTTCATCGTCTGCTGCTGCGTCGGGATGACGCTTTGCGAGATGTTCGGCAAACTTGTCTTTAAAACCATCGGTGAGTGTAGCATTGGTGTAACTTTTCTCGTTACAATAGTCGTTTACTTTCTGTAAAGCTTCTTCTTTTGTCATAGTTTTCTACTATTTAAAATTTAAATAAACAAAGCGTTTGGTGCAAATATACTATAATTTATAATATTCAAAAAACGTATATATGTTTTCTCTTTGAAAATCCTCATTTTTTCAAATACCTTTCAAATATGTGGTCAAAAACACATTGAAACAATGTGTACCTTTGCAACAAGAATTTTCTTTTAGTTTAAGTTGTATATATTATATAAATAGGTTCGCGTATGACGAGAAAGCGTAATGACATAGTACTGGCTCCGTTAGAGGATGGCAACCAAAGGCTTGCTATCCGTTCTAATGCCGACATTGTATGTTTTACTGGCGGTACGGGTGGCGGTAAGTCCGTTGCTTTGTATTATGCGCCAATAGAACACCTTGCTATGAACGATAACGCTAAGATAGTTTGCTTTATGCGTAACGTATCGGACTTTTGGGGCGCAGGTAAGGTGAATGACACGCTAAAGAAAATGTACCCACTTATTGACCGTTCCGTAAAGAAACAACCGCATGACCCGATAGGTGAAATTATCCGTAACCAAACGGATATGGGTATGAAACTTTACAACGGTAGCGAGATAAAGTTCCAGCAATTAGACAACGAGAACCCTATTGTTATTGATAAGATTACCAAAGGTTTGCAAGCAAAGAAGCTAATCTTTGACGAGTGCAATAAGTTCCTTTGGCGCACAATATCCGCTTTTTTCCCACGTTTGCGTAGTGATTCAAGCGGCAAGGCACAAGTATATTTGGCACAAAACCCCGAGCGCGAATGTTTTATGCGTAAGATGTGTGGAAAAGGCGAGCACGGTGGCGGTTGGATTAACGATGACGGTACTGTTGACAAGTCAATGGACGGTGTTGTTATGTTCTTTTGTATGCCGAATGGCGACCTTGACAAATGTGTTTGGGGTAGGACAAAACGCGAGGTGTACGAAAAGTGCAAAGACCATATAGATTCGCTTTTGGCCGTTGACCCCGATATGACATACGAGGATTTCATCCTTTCAATGGCTTTCTTTACATTTGATGTGCGCGATAACAAGAAAATGCTATCCAAGAATAAAGGTTATCGTGGTTTAGCCGCTAATAGTGCTACCGCAGCATCTGCCTATCAAGTCAATTGGAATTATTCGATTAACGACGAGGAAGAAAATATTGATGACATTGTGAACGTGGAACTTTCAAAAATGGACGTTGAAAGAATGTTTAGACCTAAAGACATTCCGCGTGATAGCGAACTTTTGAAACGCCGCATGACAATGGATATGGCCACTACTGGTTTCGATAATCTTACTTTCAAATATTGGGAATTGTGGTCACATTACGGGTGGATTTGCCGTGATATTCGATACTCTATGGAGAACAACAACCGAGAGGCAGTTATGATGGCAATGAATTTCCGCGATAAACACAACCTACAAGAAAAGGAAATGATTATCGACGTGCAAGGTTTCGGTTTCTTAAAAGAATGTTTCCCACGTGCTATATTGTTTAGTGGTGCAGGAACGCCGTCTAATCGCGGAAAGACGCAATTTAGAACGTTGAAAGACGAGGCTGGACACGTGACAATGGAAATGATACAATCGGGATTGATTCACTACGAGCCACAATTGGCCAATGCGCGATATAATCATAAGAATATGAAACGCGAGGGCGGTACGACTTACTTAAAGCACATGATTTTCGAAAGCCGTATATTTCAATTCAAGAAAACGCCCAATGGTCGCATAATGATGATGAACAAAGATGATATGCACTCGTCGCTAAAGGGTATGTCACCTGACCTTTTCGATAACGTCATATTGCTTTGTGGTGGTAGTATCTACGATTGCCATAAAATGCTTAAAGATGACGCAGGTACCATTCGCAAGCAAATACAAACCGAGGATATGTTGGCGATGCTTAACGTGACGAATGAAAACTACGTTGACCCACGAATACACCGTAAGAAGATACGTAACGCAAGTGAAATATTAAATATTTTAAGTACGATATAGCGATGATTAGACTACATGACATAAAATGGTTTCTCCAAGACCCTAATCGGCTTGTGAAAATGAAGCCTTTTACACGTGGCGGCAAAATGGTGCCTCATGGTTACGAGGGTGATCCTATCTTGAATAACACAATCCTTGATACTGGCTTTGCGAACCTTGAACTCACGCCTATTTCGCAAGACCGCTACATTACGGAATACAAGCCAGACTTGCATAACATTTTGTTGAACGAGTCAATTCCTCACATCAAAGTGAATATCGACGGTACGCCGTTGAACTTTGGCATGATGGATATGACCCAAACGTGCTCGTTCCAAAAGTTGATTCATGCCGCACACGTCCGTTCTCTTACGTCCAATCCGTTGTTGTTTAACCTTGGTAAAAACGATGCCAAGAATGGCGGTATAGACCCGTTTGAAACCGTAAAAGACGAATGGGAACAACGCAATCTTGACTGGTATCTCGCACGTGCTATCAACATTTGTAAGAAACTTGGTAACTGTGGTCTTTTGTTTAGTTTTGACAAGCAAACGGAAAAGACTATTGTAACTACTTATAGTTATCGTGACGGCTATCAAATCGTACCCAACTATGACGAATACGGTTTTGAAGTTGCACGTTCTTTGGTGTATCAACTTGACGGCAAGACGATTGTTGATACATACGATAACAAAAATCATTACCGTTGCACACCATCCGATGACGGCAAGACGTGGAATATCCAAAGTGAAGTACACGGATTTTCACGTTGTCCGCTTTTGCACCGACGCGAAACGGTTGCTTGGGAATACGCACAAAGTTCATGCGAAATGTGGGAACTTATGGCGAATATCAACAATATTGCATTGAAACGCTTTGGTACGTTTGCTCTTGTGTTTACAGGTGAAATGGATGCCGATTCATTCAAGCGCGATAGTTCTACGTTGATTATCAATCTTTCAAGCGACACAACGGGCGGCAAACAGTCTGCAGATGTGTTGAAATTCCCAGAACCTACGACGATGAATGATTACCTCAAGACTTTAGAGGAAAAGATTTCATTGTTCTCGTCCACATCGTTCATCACGCCAAAAGACATCACTACTACCAATAGTGGCGGTAATGGTATTGCCCTTGCTATGTCGAATGACTATGCATTGGCAACACAAAATGCAAAGGATTGGAAAAAATTTGTCAATGACATGGTGTATTTGCACCAAGAGGGACTTGACCTTGAAAACAATGGTGTTGACAAATATTCAAAACTTCACATTGCAACCGAAATCGTGCCTTGGTCATTGGAAACCAACAATACCAAGATTACGAACTTGTCTATGGAATCTCAATGGCTATCTATGAAAACTGTCATCGAAAAGTCGCCCGATGCAGCACCCGACGAGATTGAGCGTATCATAGGGGAACGTGGTGCGCTTATTCCTTTGGACGGTATGCAACAAAATGCGGATAAAGCAAAAAACATTAGCGTAAACCGTAGCGACGAAATCGTAGATAACAATGCTAAAACTGGATTATCTTAACAAGAAAGTGAGGTGATTATGGATATGGAAATTTACAATATTATCAATACGCTTATAACCGTCTTTTTTGGTGGTGGATGGTTCTTGCATTGGAGGGCAAGCCGACGCAAGGCCAACGGTGACGCAAAGCAAACCGAGGCACAAGCAAACAAGGAGGCACAAGAATACTACAACACCACGTTAGCGGACGTTAATCGGACGCTGAACGAGGTACGCGCAGAACGTGACCATTACAAAGACGAAAGAAATGAGATGCGTAAGGAAAATCACGACATGCGCACGAAATACATAGAAATAGAGGAAAGGATGACAAAGATGGATTTGAACTATAAGCGTGATATATCACGTTTAGGCCGTCGTATTGATATACTTTCCCCTTTCCTATGCGGTGTAGCAGGCTGTATGCACCGCAAGAAAGTTAGTCTTATGAAAAACATAGATGACAACAGCTTTTCTTCGACACAAGACGATAACGAACCACAAAATACTGAAAAAGATGGAAACAATCAAGAAGGGTAGTCAAGGTGCGGCAGTAAAACAATTGCAATCAGCATTGCACCTTGCACAAGATGGTATCTTTGGCCGCATTACCGATGAAGCAGTGCGTGATTTCCAACGTAAGAACGGCTTAAAGGCAGACGGTATCGTCAGCGATGATACTTGGGAAAAGATTCTAGGCTCGAACGGTGACATTCTCCCTGCCTTGAAAACATCAAAGCGGAAAATTAAAGAACTGGTGTTACATTGTTCTGCGACCCGCGAAGGCCGTGACTATACGGTGGCCGACATCACAAAATGGCACAAACAACGTGGCTTTAATGATATTGGCTATCACTATGTGATTTATCGTGACGGTAGCATACATAATGGCCGTGACGTTAATTTGGTGGGCGCACATTGCACGAATCATAACACCTATTCAATCGGTATCTGTTATATAGGTGGCTGTAAGTACGACCTTTCTCCAAAGGACACTCGTACACCAAAACAGAAAGAGGCCATGCTAAAACTTCTGAAAGAACTCAAAAAGAAATACCCGTATGCAACCGTGCATGGACATAACGAATTCGCTAATAAGGCATGCCCATGCTTTGACGTTCAAAAAGAATATAAAAATATATAAAAAAGATGCTAATTTATTTGCATAATAAGCAAACATTTAGTACAGTTGCAGGTGCGGATAGGTTGGTTTTGCAACCCAATCGACAAGGGTATTCCGATAGCCCTTCCGCTTTTATATATTTATCGGATAACATTTTAAATCGGAATAAAATGAACAAGTTAAAATTTGAGGAGTTACCAGAAGTTAATTCTGACCGTTGGTTGAGTACTGATGATTTGCAAGGCGAGATATGGAAAGAAATACCATACTGTTCTGAATATCAAATTAGCAATTATGGTCGCTTTAAAAGCCTTGGACGTTATATTAAGCAGGGAGATAGATACGTTTACATACGTGAAATGATTTTGCGCCCTTGTAAGACAAAAAAAGGATATTTAATGAACAGTTTTCGTTGCAACGGAATAAGCATGACATCAACTGTGCATTTGTTGGTTTGGAATACGTTTTATGGAACACCTCCTATAGGTTACGAGGTGAACCATATAGATGAAAATAAATATAATAATACGCTTGACAACCTCAATATATTAACACATAAAGATAATGTAAATTGGGGTACGCATAACGAACGTATGGCAAATACGTTATCAGAAAGACTCTATAAAGCCAGAAAAATAGCACAATATAAAGATGGTGTTTTAGTTGCAAAATACGAGTCTATTGTTGAATGCGAGCGTTTAACTGGAATAAATCACCGTCCAATTTCTGCTTGCTGTAGCGGAAAAAGGAGAATTCATAAAGGTTTTACATGGAAGTATTTAAGTTAAAAAAGGCTATGACAGAAAAAGAGAACAAAGAACTGGCAGAACGCTGGCTTAACATGCAGATGAACAACGGTTGTGGCACAACAATAGTTTGTTTGCTATTGGCCGTGTTCATTATGTGCCTTATGTCATGTGCGACAAATAGAGAGGTCATCAAAGACGAAAAGGAAAAGACAGAGGTAAAGGTTGATTCCGCAAAGACCGAAATTGTCAAGCAAGACTCTACTGATGTGACACACACGACGGACGTAAAGGAAACGGAAAAAGTAGAAACAAACACCAAGTTCGAAAAGTCAGATTCCACCGTTATGACTGTTGATGTTCAAGGTAATGTAATCAAGAAAGAAACATGGCACAAAGAAAAGGAAACAGTGTCACGTAACCGCGAATATGAAAAACAATTGCTTGATTCAATCGCACATTTTCGCCTTGCACGTGACTCGCTGAGACAATACATAGCAAAGTGCGATTCTTTGACAGAAATGATAAATCACCAAGAGGTTAAGGCCGTTGAAAAAACAAAAATTCCTAAAATATTTAAGATTTCTTTGATTTTCTCAATTATTTGTTGTATCTTTGTAATTATAAAAATAATACGGAACATTCAAATACACTAAGATAGTATGTCCACAATAAAAATAAAACACGTCTATGGAAACCCTTTGAGTATCGCAATACCTTTGGATAAAATTGTTCGTTCGATTATTGATGGGCATGAAGTAGAAACAAGAAGCGAATTTTACCCAAATCCAAATTATGATGTTTTAGTCATATTAAAAGGAATCGGGCCGATTCGCTACGAATACGTTGCTAATGTTAATGGGAATGTTGTTTCCATTAAAGACTCTGGGGAAATACGTGTTGGGAAATATAGCGTTGAAGTGCTCGCTTACGATGAAAACAAAGAGAGAGTGCGATATAAAGTAAACTCAATAATTGAAATTGTTGACGCGACTATAGATGCAGGTATTGACCCAGATATTGAAGTTGGCATACAAGAATACATCCTTGATGGTGCTGTGTCTTGATGGTGCTGTGTATTTGTACTCAAAAGGCGACAAAGGAGACAAGGGCGACAAAGGCGATACTGGTGTTGGCATACAATCAGTAGAACAAATCCAAACGTCAGACGTTAGTGGCGGAACAAATGTCATTCGTGTAACTTTGACAAATGGTAACACAAGTGATTTTGAAATAAGAAATGGTGCACAACCAACTATGTATGTAGAAAATAAAACGTTGTACATTAAATAATATCAAATATGAATGAAGAACTTAGTAGAATTGACATCAATGGTGTTACCTATTACTTACTTGACGAAAACAAAAAAGCAACAGCGGTAACACAAGGGCGTTATAATTCTTCAAACCAAAGGATTGAACTTCTTAATGCGAATAATAATGTTGTAAGTTTTATAGATGCTACCAACTTTATCAAAGATGGAATGGTGTCTAATGTGTCTATTGTAAATGGCAATCTCGTTATCACGTTTAACACCGACTCGGGAAAATCGCCAATTAGCATACCGTTAACAAACATCTTTAATCCATCAAATTATTACCAAAAGTCTGAAATTGATAACCAGCTTGCAGACAAACAAAGCGAAATATCAAATTTAGAATCAAAAATTGGTTATTACGAATGTAGTTCAGAAGCAAGTAGCGCATCCAAAACCATTGCGGCATCAAACTACGTACTCGGAAATGGCGGCAGCATTAAGGTTAAGATGACTAACGCTAACTCTGCTGCTAATGCTACTCTTAATATTAACTCTACTGGAACTAAGCCTCTTTTTTACAATGGCGAAAGAGCTTCAGCAAACAATAGTTGGGAAACAGGTGAAACGGTTGAAATTTACTACGATGGAACAAGTTACTATGCTAATAATGTAGCAGGCAGTATTGGCTATGGTGACGGTGAATTTGATGTAAGTGTCAAATATCCTACAAGTGGTGTAGACGGAGGCAATACTTACACTCTTGCGGGTGCGCTTGCTGTACTTAATACTAATCTTTCCTCTAATAAGAAAAGAGGTGGCATGAGCATTAAGTTTGTACAGAGTTCTGACAATAAGTATGTGCAATATAGATTGATGTCAGATACATTCAATACTATACCAGCAAACTGGCAGGGAGTTGACAACACCCCAACCTTAAGAAGTGATAATCTGGTTAAGAGTGGTGGAGTAGCAGATACTGTTGTGCAGATTAAAAAAGAAATAGGATTCAGTGAAACAATAACTCTTACAACTGATAATAGAGTTGCACTAGGTATAACTGGGACAGTTGTTTCTGCCGCAGCCTCACAATCATGGTGTAGTCTTGTCATCCCCCTTCAAACAGGTGTTATCTACGATTTTGGTGAACTATATGATTCTTCAACAAAGAAAGGCTGGCAATCTATTGGTATTTGTGCAAGATACCCGCAGATAGGTGATAGTGTAACTGTACTTACTGGAACTCAAGCAAGAAATTTTATCCCTACAGATGAACAAGAATATGCTTTAATATATATTAGGGTTTCCAGTTTGCCTTATGAATGTACCTTATATGCAGCAGGAATTAAGAAGGATATGGAAGATATTGAAACTGATTTGTCAGATTTTAAGGATGATACCTTTGGTAAATTGGATTCTATCAAAAATGTAATGGGTGAACCTACCGTTATAAAGGTTGTTACTTCAAGTGATTATGCAAATAAGTCATGGGGAGGAGCAAGCGGTGTCATAGCATCTAATTCATCATTAAACGGTTATATTGTACATTTTATTAAGGATAGGAAATATATTATCAATGGTACTATCTTGAGTTGCCAGCTGTTTACTCATGTACCTGCTATTGGTGATATTGATACACAAGGTTCTATAAGCCCAAATGTAGATTATACACCAACCCAAGACTATTACGGACTGATTACATTTAGGGTTGAGCAGACAATATCAGTAAAGAAATATGCATATGGACTATTAAATATAGCAGAAGATATTGAAGAAGAAACTGAGAAAAACAGTGAAGACATAAATCGTGGCTATTCAAGTGTATACTATGCTAATATGATATGGGGAGGAAGTAGTACTGGTATTATTGCCTCTACTTCATCACAAAACGGCTTTGTCATTCATATTCCATCTGGTCAAACGGAATTGTACCTTGACAACATATCGTCTCTTGTTTCTGTTGTTGCCTTTACGCATGTGCTGGTTATCGGTAATACAGATAATATTGGTGGTGAAAAATTCATTAAATCTGGAAAACAAATAAAATGCACATTCCCAAGTAATGCCAATGGTCTATGGGTGCTTTTCACTGTAAGGATTGCAGAAGTAGACATAACAGGTGTGACATATAGTTTATCCAACTTTGTCTATGATGCTGTTAAATCTGGCTTAAAAGGAAAAAATATTCTTTGCTTAGGTGATAGTATCACTGAGTTTTTTCAGTCAGACGGAAATAATTACCCTAAATATCTTTCACTTCTTTCAGGTGCCACCGTATATGGCTGTGGTGTTGGTGGCACAAGATTGTCTCAGAGAGCGGAAATAGACCCGACTACAATAGGAGGTTCTTATGCTGCTTTGGATATTGTAAGCCTAACTGATGATATAGTAAGTGGTGATTTTACTACTGCCATTGCTGCTGCCGAGTATCTTAAAGACCATGCTTCTGATGATAATACAGCACAGATAAATGTCTTGTCAAATATTGATTTTGACACCCTAGATTGGATTATAGTGATGGGTGGAACTAATGATTGGACAAGTGATTCTCCTATTGGTCAAGATACAGATGAAGGTGATTATACAACAATTAAGGGCTCACTTCGGAAGATTGTTAGAAATCTTTGTACAAGGTGCCCAAATGCAAGGATTCTCCTTATGACAGAACCACCTCGCTATTTCCAAGAAAGAAATAGGTCGCACTTCTGCGATGTCTGGGAAAATGGACAAGGGAACACACTTACTGATGTTATTAATGCTATCATAGAGTCAGCTGGATTTAGTCACGTTCCTATTGTGGATTTATATCGCAAATTGGGGTGGAATGAGTTCAATTGGGACACTTACTATAAGTATCAAGCAACAGGAATTATTGACTTAACTCATCCTTATAGCGGATTACGATATATAGCAGAAATGGCAATGAAATACATTAGAAATTGCTATTACTAATTGTCTCCAAATTGAGTTCTTGTAATAAGTAGGTACATAAGACAGCCACTTCGGAGGCTGTCTTTACAAAGATAAAGTTAAAAAGATGGCACAAAATACTTTTGGACGTAATATAACGTTTCCGATATATAATGCAGACGGAACTGCTTTTCACGGTTTGGAGCTAAAGAAAGCAACAGTGGATAGCGTTGTTATGTCTCTTGGCGACAAGGTGACTGGTGACGTTTATTATATAGATAACGCCTTGTCCGTGACAATGCAAGAATACATCGTTGTTAATAATGTAAAATATACACTTGTATCCCCACCTACCATTGTACGCGAGGGTATGGTTGCGGATAACACCCAATTAAAGGGCATGACCAAATACTCGTTTACATTCTATCATCCGATGTACCAATTGGGCAACATTCCATTCACCGATGTTGCTGTCACGCAAGACCAAGAAAAATATCTTTCCCAAAACAAGACGTTTTCTTGGATTGGCAATTTGTTTGAATTTGTACAAAAATTAAGAGCTAACCTTAAAAACACGCAATGGGCTATTGACGTTGAAATTCCGCAATATGAGCAAGATGGTTCAACAATAACACCACAATGGCAAAAGGCACTCAAACAAAGCGATGTTTTGTCATTTGACAAGAATTTTATAAGTAATGCTCTAAAAACTGCTTATGACACATGGGAGATACCTTTTGTGATAAGTCACTATGAAAGTGTATTACCAAGCGGCTACACACGTTTAAAATGGGTTAGAATTTCAGAAATACATCAAAGTGTAACAAACACAACAGCACCATTTTGGCTATTTATATACAATCTAAATTCAGTAAGCGCGGACAACAAAAAAATACATTATTGCAAGGTTTTTAATGAAGACACCTTGCTATTTGACCTTATTCCATGTAAAGATTCAAACAATAACGTTGGATTGTTTGATGTTGTTGAAGGTGTGTTTTATGGTAGCAACCAAGAAGTGACTTTCGTTGCTGGTGGAGAAATAGGCGAAAACAAGAAGTTCAACATTACATTTGGATTACCCATAAACAAGATTTATGACCAAGATGGCAATGAATATGTCTTTAGGTTCGGGAAAGGTCTTGGTTTAAAGAATAATTCGCGTACACCACGAAACAACAAAATCGTTACACGTATCGTTGGTTATGGTAGTGATAGAAACGTTCCTTATGGCTATCCACAAATTCCTTGGACTGGTAACCAGTCGTGGGATTACACTATTAACAATAATCCAAATGCGGCCAATTCATACCCTATCTATGACGGTATCGTAGGTGGCCAACGTGTGCGCCTTATCAAGCATCCGTTTACGCGCACAACACTTATGCCGTCTATCTATTCGGAAACGGTAAACAATAAAGTCAATCCAAATGCGACTGGCTATGACCCAGACATCGAGATAAAAGACTATTACGATGCGATAGACGATGCTACACACGCTTACCCTAACAATATCAATGTACTTGCGCCGTCGGTAGAGGTACACCAATTTGAGAAAGAATATCCACAATTTGTCGAGGCCGCTATCATTAGTGCAACACCATACGACGAGGACGGTGAATATTACACCTACACGCAATGGTATAACTATTTGCAAACTCGTATTGCAACGATGCGCGGACAAGGTATTGACGGTTGGCAAATGCAACTTATCGTTAGTATGCGAGATAACACGTGCCACTATACGCCAGCAACCGCAGAATCTTTGCCGTCGGCATCTATACCTGCAGGACATTTGGAATGGCGCACAGGTCAAGCAACGGCGATGTTGGATAGCGTTATAAAGGGTAATTTCGTGTATGTTACACTTGTGTCATCGTGGTACAACGAAACGCACAAGATATTACAAATTCATGCCGACCCAACACCAGAATGGGATGATACGATGAATGACGATGGCGAGTATATTCAATCTTATTTCAAGATTAAACTACCGCAATTGACATTCGACCTTTACGCATGTGCTGCCGTTACGCAAGAAATGAACATCAATATGCGCAGCGGTTCGTGTATGGGCTGTACTTTCCCCGTTCAAGTAGATTGGGAATTATACAAGGCCAACTTCTATGATTCCAATGGCAATTTTGCGCCAGACGGAGCACAACGTGACCTTGAAAAGTTCCCGAAATCAAATCTTGGGTCAATAGATGTCATCGTTCAAAAGGATAATGACACATTCGGTACTCTTATGCCGAATCAATACCGTTATCCCGTTAATGGTGACAAGTTCGTTATCCTTGGTATTTCTTTGCCTACATCGTACATCACGACGGCAGAACAAAGCCTTGATGAAGCGATGAAAGAATATATGTTGGAAAACAACGTGCATTACTTCGATTATCCGTTGAAGTTTGATGAGCATTTCTTAGCTACACACCAAAGCATATTGGCACAAATAAAGAACAACAATGTTGTTAAGTTTCAATATGCTGGCGTACAAATGGCGTTGTATATCAAGCAAATCACTATCAAGTATGGTGACAATCCTTTGCCGCAATATGACATCACGCTTACCGATGACGTAGAAATTGTGCTTAACCAAATAGGCCAAGTAACCGATGACGTAAGCCGTATGCGTGTACAAGTGTCGGAATTGCAAAAATACTATTCCGAAAACCTGATACAAGAAATAAACAGCAAGTTAAGCAAGATTGTTGATGATGTTTGCCAAGGCCGTATAACGTTCCAACAAGGATTAGATTCGTTAGGTAGCGTTATTTTCCATGATAAGATACAAAGCACACAATTTGAGGAAGGACTTTATACAGGTCGTGGGTGGCGCATTGATAACCTTGGTAATGCTGAATTTGAATCGGCACGTGTGCGTTCTTTCTTGGAAATTGTCGAATTGATAGTAAACCGCTTGCAAGCACAAGAAGGTGATACGTTGTTTACCGATAATGACCAAATAGAAAAGGTAGATGTTATCGAAGGCCACAGCATTTCCTATATACTTACCTTGAAAGAAAAGTACCAAGGCTATGTGACAGGACAAATGTACGGCAACGTCGTAAAGGGTATCATCAACACGTTAGCGGCCAAACAAGCAGGTGTAAGCAACTACGAAAGCACAAGTGTTGAGGTTGATGGAGCAAACAAATACTACACGTCATGGATGCGTGTAATAGGCACACACAACACCAACGTAAACCTTGGAATAAACCAAATCCAAGTTGTGCTTTATGGCGATGATTTTGTTCCAGCAGGACGAAACTTTGCACCATGCGAATTGATGACTATTGCCCGTTGGGGATGCGTTGACTATTCCGACCCTGAAGACCCAGACTACGAATCTATAAAGGCTTCGATTATTCGCCGTCAACGTATGTTTATGATAAGCACTACCGATGGTCGAGTGGTTAAATATACTGGCGTTGATAGTCCTATATTAAATAACGGTAATTATGGTGTTACTATCGGAGAATTGCCAGAGTTTGTCAAGAAATACCCAGATGTAAGGGCTATCTTGAATCAAGTTGGTGAACACACGGATTGGCTATATGCTCAGGGAATAGTTGTTGGTAATTTTATTAAGGTGGATATTAAAGGAAGGCCAGAAGTAAATATTATTGATTGTGGCGAATGGGTTAATGGAAGCAGTACGGCCAACCCAACACCACGAAACGGTATCTATCTTTACAATGAATGGAATAACACAACACAACAATATGAAACTCACGATGTATGGCACAATAATGCTAAGTGGCGATGCTTACAACACCAACCTGTAGTTATTGGTGGCGTAAGCACGTATTACGAACCTACTGATGCTAATTCAGCATATTGGCTTAAACTTGAATACGGTGTAAAAGGAGATAGTGCTCCCATCGTACTTGCTACACCTGACAAGATAACTATACCTTGCTATTCAAATGGAAATGTAAAAGAAGAAAAAACAACGTCTGTAAGATTTTCTTTAAAAGTTGGCACTAATTCAGCAACCGTATCAAGTGTTTCAAGTGGCACTACACCCATTGGTGTTGTCGTTACAGGCGTAGCTGATGATTCAGTTACTATCAAAGTTCAAACGACGGCAACAGCAAGCGGTCTTTCATCTGGTGTAACATTTACAGTTACAGGCACTTATGACGGCAAAACATATTCGGCTACCGTAACCGTTGCATTGATTGGTTCAACGCAAGGAGAGCAAGGAGGTCCAGGAGAACCTGGCAAACCAGGTGAACGTGGAAAAATTGGACGGTTTTTTTATTATGCTGGCGCATGGGAATATTTTGCAAGTACTGATAGTTTCTTGGTAAACGATGCACAAGCACCATATTTTGCTTACAATAGTAACTATTGGGTATTTAATCCAGAAACAAACGGAACGTACACCAAGCAAGATATGGGTACTCCGTCATCATCAAGTTCAAATTGGAAAGTGATGACATCGGATTTCAAATACATCATAACCGAGGCGATATTTGGTTCATACGCACATTTCGGCTCGTTTATTATCAATGGTGATTGGATGATTTCCACAAACGGAACTATAAACGGTGTCTTATACGTAAACGGACAGAACTTTACGTACAATGGAAAAATAAAGCCAGCGTATATGTGGTTTGATGCGTCGAACCCAAGTAATAATACTGGCCATAACTTTGTTCCAAATTTTGCAATTAACGGACTTACTGGTCAAGGAATATTTGGAGGAGGTAAAATTATATTCAATGCAAACGGAGGAGGACAATTGGCTAATGGGAAAATCGTTTGGAATGAAAACGGTGTTGGTAATTTGGCTGGTGGTAATGTTTCGTGGGATGCTAATGGCAATCTTACAATAGTAGGGGATATAACAGCAAACAATGGAACATTTAATGGTGTCATAAAAACCCCATACAGAGATGCATCAAATTGGTTCGATACACTTGAAAAAGGCGGATGCATTCGTATTAATAATGCCCTTCAAGGGATAGCTTTACCATCTTGGGACTCTTTAGAGGGCGTAGAGGTGGATATAATGAATAATACAGACCAAACATCATACGTGGACACTGTGCTTAAAGACAAAAATGGAAATGGAGCAGGTATAGCATTAAGACAATATAAATTGAGTAGTGTTCGTTTGCAGGCAGGTTCGAGATGCAAACTTAAAGCAATACCATATATAGAATACGGTAAAAAATATGTAATATGGCTTATTTTAAATGAAGGAAACTTTGATATTTACAGATTAAAAGATGGCAACAATAACACTTTTTATCTTGCGAGAGACAAAAGTATAACACCTATACCTGGTTAGATAAAATATAGTTAAAAGTTTTGGCATAATGCAAAATATTTAGCATCTTTGCACACACAAAATCAATAAAAACGTTTTTATACACTCATTTAAAATTAAAAATTATGGGAACATTTAAAGATTCATTGAAAAAGTGGTTCTACACACAAGGCACAACGGCAGCTGCCGCAACGTCACGTATTCCACTCCTTGACGCATCAGGTAACCCAATCGGTTCTGATACGCCAGATAACCTTTTCAAGAAGCAGCCCTTGTTCACCGCTAACGTCGGTGTGGCAGTCTATGAATCGGAATATCTTCGTTTCTATCAACCCGACGAGGCCTTGTCTAAGGCATCAATCGCAGTTGGCGTGTGGATACAAGAAGGAGGCAAACTTATCGTCGTAGCCAAAGACCAACAAGCATCTACCAAGTGGGCAACGTCAAACGTCAGTGGCGGTACTACCGCAAAAGAACGCGAGGCCGCAATTGCCGACATGGGCGGTCGCGCTAACACATCAACAATCATCACCACCCTTGGCGACAATGCGCCTGCCGCAAAGTTCTGCCATGAATACTACCCGTCAAACGTCGATGCGGCTAACGCTTTCGTCGGTGCAGGTCGTTGGTGGCTACCAAGCGCAGGTGAGTTGTGGATGATTTTTTCTCACTTGCTCGAGGTCAACCGCATTCTCACTCAAATCGGAGGTACGGCATTGAACATTGGCCAATTGTATTTGAGCAGCACCGAGCACTCTGCTGCGTTTGCTTGGTATCTGGATTTCACCAATGGCATTTTCGGCGGCAGCTACAAGACGGGTGAGCGCAGTGTTCTCCCTGTCTCCGCATTTTATTAACGATTTATCCCTTTAGTTCCTTATCCATTTATCGAGATTACCAGTTAATCGAGGTTTAGGGATAGGGAATAACACAAAAGATGTGTGACATATTACAAGTTTTACAAATTTAAGACCACATAAATTACGAATTATCGGAAATAAATATTTGCGAAGTATTTGATAATCAAGATGTTAGCAAACAATAATTCGTAAAATTCCCCATAAAAGAAAAATATTGCCCGTAAACGCCTTTGTTTATTGGGCTTTTTCATTTTTACATGGACTTTAAAAAGTTCATTATTGTTTAATCCTTTTTAGGTTGTATCTTTGCAACGACAACAGATGCGCATCTTGTCGTAAATAGAGTAACAACAACTTTAAAAAGGATTAATTATGAGTGAGATTTATCAACTACCAGAGAATAATAGCAGCAACAACGCTACTATTCCTTTTTCTATACCCATTGGATTTGGCGGTATGTGTAACAATGGATTTGGTTTCGGAAATGGCGGCTTCAATAGCATTGCAGACTTGTTCGGACTTGCAATCATCGCCTCAATGTTTGGTTGGGGTAATGGCGGATTCGGTGGCGGCTTTGGTAATAATGGCGGAGGTGCGGCTTTTCTGAGCAATCAGCTTGCAAATGATTCTGGTCGTGACCTTATCATGCAAGCAGTAACAAACCAAGGCGAGGCAAGTCGCACGGCTATTCAAAGCCTTTCCACGATGCTCGGACAGGACTTCAATCTTGTCAATACAGGTGTTCAGAACGTGCAAAACGCTTTGGCTACAATTTCAGCTAACCAAGGAATGAACGTTATGCAGGTTGTCAACGCTATTCAAAGTGGTAACTGTCAACTTGCTAACCAATTCCAGCAATGCTGTTGTCAGATGCAGAAGCAAATTCTCGAACAGGGTTATCAGTCGCAAATTGCCACATTGAACCAAACTAATCAGCTTGGCTCACAGGCCGAACGTAACGCAAACTCTATCACCAATGCCATCAACGCACAGACAGTAGAAATGGATAACCAATTCTGCGCAGCCCGTGAGCGTGACATGCAGGCAAAGATTGATACGCAGGCCGACATCATCACACAGCTTCGTGGTCAAATCGACAACGCTAACCAGACTGCACAGATTACGAACTACGTCAACGCTATCGTAAGTCCGTTGCAGGCAAAGGTTGACCAAATCGCGTCCAAGCAGCTTCCTACTGTTAACGTTCAATATCCTCAACTGACCGCAGTAAACTCAACTCCATTTATGGCTGGTTTCAACGGTTTCTACGGCAACGGCTTCGGTAATTCGATAGTATTCTAACAACAAAGGCATAGGAGGTTAAAAGTATGGGTTGTGCAAATATAACAATCAATGCAGGTGGTCAGCCTTACATTCCAAACACGCAAGTTACCGTTGGTGCGGATGCAGTAAACATTGCACTTGGTTGGCGTAATATTCAGCCTATCGGATATTTAACTGTTCGCATGGCTAACGCTATCCCATCAGACGCAACTACAACGCTTCCAGTTACGATTACACTTAACGGTGTGACAAGGCTGCTGACACTCACAAACGGAACTGCAGTAACCGTTGCTGACATTTTGGCTACAAACGTTATGCTTATCTTCAATGACAAGTTTAATGGTTTGCTTACACTTATGTCACGTACAGTAGTTTAAGGTTTATTATTAACAATTAAAAAGTAAAAAAACTATGGATTTCAATAGTCTTGGTAACGGTAATCCGTTTTACATTCTTAGGCAAGGTGAAAAGCCCACCTTAGAAGTTGGTGTTGTAAAGTCGAAAACTCAACCACGAATGAAGTTCCCTACACAAACTCCCAACCTAATGACTGGTATGCAAACACAGCAAGTAATTGATGTAGTTGCAACTATCAATGGAAAGGACGAAACGTTCAATGACGTACCTTTGGGTGTTGAAATTGCGGCGCGTGGGAATATAACATTTAGTGGCAGTCGCGAGGCAATGCTCCAAGCAGTTGACGCGATGTTACAAACATCTAAGAAAGCGATTGAGCAAGTGCCTTATCATAAAAGTGTTATAGCCGAATCGGAAAAGATGCTTGAAGTGCTAAATCCGCAATATGCGGAAAACAAGCAGAATGCAAGAGTTATACAATCCTTGCAGGAAAAGCAAAAGGCACAAGAGCAACAATTGGCCGAACTGAAAGAGCAAAACACAGAAATGTTAAACATCTTGCGCCAACTTAACGGGTCATCGTCTTAACCAAGTCTATTGAAACCCTTTAAAAAAAATTACAACTATGGCATATATTTTCGTTGACAGGGACAATGATACTGGCGGTATGCGTGAAAACATGCGCCGTACCATGATGCGTAGCGGTGGTAACGTTATTATGCGCGGCACTGGAATGGGAAACCAAGAAAGTGCCTATCGTATGGGCTACCGTCACGGATGGGAAGATGGCGAAGATGAAATGATTAAAGACGATGGTGAGAGATTCCGCCGTATGCGTGATTCACGCGGTCGTTTTATCTAAGCATAAATAATTGGGGATTGGGTGGGTTATTTGCCCGTCCGATTCCCTTTCAAGTTCTTTCCAATTCTTGCAAGTTTGGAAAGAATTAGCAAAAGTTAGCAAAAATAATAAAACAAACAAGAAAAGAACTATGGCAAATACATTGATGAACTATTTGATACCAGAGGATATGGAACAATATATGTCCTATTACGGTATGCACTTCAACAAGTTACTTTGCGAATTTGCGGTCAGTAAAATGCAGCGCGAAGACAAAGCAACTGGTGTTTTGAAAAACATCACCCCAATGACACTTGATGAATTAAAAACTTTGTTGTCGAAATACAAGATTAAAATAGACACAAACGAAATCTACGATGCTTTGTATTTGGCCAACATGGTAAAAGCGGACTATTGGGGTAGTAGTATTGAGGACGAGGAACACATGGCACGTTATATCCAAGACGTTCTTTGTGACCCAGACGGATGCGATGGACTTGTTTTCTGTCGTTTCCTTGGCGATTGCTCGTGTAAAGGCGTTATTATCTTTTGGGAACAAATGATACATTCTGCATGGTAACAAGTTACATTGATATTGATGGCAAATGGGGAGTTTTGATTTCTTATGATTTCGATATGCTTGATTGGGATGACATTACAGCCGTCCTTAAAACATTTGGCCTAAACGAAAGAAAGATACAACGTGCAATACGTGTACTTTCTACGCCAAATAGCGGATTGTCCGTTTCAAACGATGATATACGTATGACGGCTATCTATATCGGGAAAAGCACATCAACGGCGCAATTTTGGAACTCCGTAGCACATGAACTTAAACATGCGGCAGATGCTATCATAGATTATTATGGCGAACCTTTAGACGGCGAATCGTCGGCCTATACAATCGGTTACTTGATGCAAAGGGTGGTAGAGGAGATTGCCATCCCTTGCAAATAATTCGTTTTAAGCGCGTTTTGTGCTTTATGTGGTAAAGTTATAAGGGAAAGAAAAGAAAACGTCACAGAGGTCTTAAAAATAGGTTCTGTGACGTTTCCTTTGTGTCTATTCGTAAGTGTTAATCCCCCAAAAAGACAAAATGTCTTCGTAAAGGTAGTAAGAACACGCCTTATGTGTGTAAAATTTCCACATCATCGAACCAACTGGATATTTGTTACGCAAACTGAAATAATGCTTTCGTGTCATGCGCATAATATAGTTGGTCTTTGCCGAATGATTGGCTACCTTGTATTTACAAACGGGATATCCCTCATTGTCAAACTTGACATTCTTGTAGAACAACTTTAGTTGCTTTGCTATCTTACGTACCCTCATTGTTTACACACTTTTCTTTTATGGTTTTCCAAATGAAATTCATCTCGTCGGCAAAGTATGTATGTGAGAACATAGGATAGTTTACGTGCCTTCCAGATTTAGCCATGATAAACGCGGCACGGATAAACCCTTCGTAGGAATCTATCTTTTGCTGCATTTTCACGATTTCCTTTACCTCGTTGTCGTTAAGTTTTGTTTCCATAATCTCATGCAGGATAATAAGCCCAAACGTTCTTAAAAGTTTCGCGTACCAATTGTGTGCATGAATCGTTAGGAACGTAGTTCACAATGGCAAAAGTACGGTTTAAGTCAAGTTTAAGTTTTGGTAACATTTCTTTTATAAATTCACCAGCAGTCATTTCGTATCTTTCCGTACCATTTGCCTTAAAGTATTCAAAGTGCCATCCATCGTTATCGTTTTTGAAAGGTTCTACGGCTATGTATTTGGAATGACTTTGAAATAAATAACTCTGCGCCCCATAACTTGCCCCTATATCAATGACCGTCCATTTCTTATCAATCATTTGTGCCAACTTGTAATAGTAGCCGCGTCCACACGTCATCATGTTGCAACAAATTTCAGCCGCAGCATCGCTATCCAATACACGTTTCCACTCGTCATCAGGTATCAATGCTCGGTTGAAATGTTCATAATCGGTCCAAAATGGATTAAAAATCATTTCGGGATATGTCGGCTTTACAATCAACATGCCGTTGCATCGCTTTATCCAATCTCTGCGACGCTTTTCCAATGAAGGGATTGCTTTCTCCGCCATTCGTGCATTGGGATAGAACCCAAACAAATCTTGGTCTTCGTTACGGTCATTGGTACAAACGACCTTATAAAGACGGCTTTTTGGCAATAATTCTTTCAACATAACAATTTTTTGTTTTAAAGTTTATTTGGCTGTGGGTAGAATCGACGTTCCTCTTCTGACCACTTGTAAACTTGGTGGCAAAACGGACACACGCAGTCCATACCAGCGTATGAATCAAATTCGTGACCGCATTTGATGCATAGAGAATTAAACGGGTCGTGGCATTGAATAAAGTGCATACCAAAGCCGTCCGAGCCACTCAATCCACCTAAGCTCGCGAGTTCTCGAATTAGGCTTACAATATCTCTGACACTTGCCTCTGAAATTTCACTACTTCGGTCTGCAAGAAGCGCAGAAAGCATATTAACAATCTCCTGTGAAGAAAACTTGTAGGTCTTAATATCTGTAGCCTTTGTCTGAATCTCTGCGCGAATGGACTCTTCTATAAGTTCCCTTAACTGGACGCATTCTTGCTGCTGCAAAAGCACGTCCGCTTTTGGCTGTAATTCTCGCAGATATTCTTCTTCGTGTTCGCTTGGTATGTTGCGTTTAAAGTTTTCAATGTCATAAACAAGACCATACGAAACGGAAGCGTCTTCGCCTGCGCATACCATCGCAACAAACATATATTCCTTTTCGTCAAATCTTACACCTCTAACATGGAGACGGTCAAAACAATCTCTAAAATCAAACATAATCCTTAATCTTTAAACTTTGGTTCATATCTATAAAGTGCATCGTACACTTCTTTTGTTATTTTTTTCGTCCTTAAAATAGGCATCAGCTACTTCTCTGACATAAGCAACTTTGCCTTGCTTATATGCTTCAAACGATTCTTCTATTGTGTCAAAGTGTCCTAAATTATAAGTTTTGTTATGCTTTACCAAAAACGCTGCGAATCTACCTTTTCGTGTTATTGATACGCCTTTTCCAAAACGACTACTTTTCCTACGACGTGTTACAATCATTGCGTTAATTTCGCTTGGTATCATACAACAGGTGCTTGGGGAATATATTTTATTTCCAGAAACAAGTAAGTCTTTATCAACCACATATCCATCTATGTAGTTTTTCTTAAACCAATTTAGAAAGTTTGAAAAATATAGCCATTCGTCACATACTGTACAGCCTATGTATGTTGGGTGTGATTCTTGGTATTTTTTATAATAACAACGCTGTAACATATTATACCAAACACCATACGCTTTGTGTGTTATATCATCCGCATTGCTTGCAAAATCTATATCTAAAGTAGCGACCCTGTAAACAAGTTTTCTTTTGCCAAATTGGGGCTTTTTCTTCGCCCAACAATTAGGACAATTGCACCCGTTTAGATGAACGTTAGGTTTACACCAAAACACTTCACCACAACGATTACATTTGATTGGTACTTTTGTTTTGTTGTTTATATACTCTTTGATAAGTGAATAATCGTACTTATCACCATGAACTTTTCTTGCATCTGCAATAAACTCTTCAAGAGTCTTTCTTCTTGTACTTGTCATTTTTGTCTATTCTTTAATAACGTCTACCATTTGAAATGATGGAAGGGCGATAGACTTACCCTTATCAGCAGCCAATTACCTCTGCCTATCCATCATTTGCAAAGTTACTAATTTATTTTGAGTCTACAAAATTTAATCATTAAAAAGTTCTGGTTGTTTGCTATTCTTTTCTTGTACTCCTTTAACTTCAACAATAGTGAATTCTATTCTCGGGTTGTTTTTGTCAACAAACTTGTTAGCCACTATCTTAACGCAATTACGGTCATTTTTAATAGCCTTGCACGTTTGTAGGCAGTCCAAAAGACATTTCAGTGAATTATCAAGGTCTGGTTGGTTGCTGTGAAAATACACGTCAACGTACAACTCAAAAAAGCCTTGTATGTTCTTGTTTCTATAAGCACCGCATTGTAAGTAAAACTTTTTTTCGTATTCTTTTAATGCGCTTGTTTTTGCAAGGCTACCATGCCCACCCAATGTTATAATCTTGTATTGATTTGCCTTTGATGGAGCATTTCCCAATATCACTTGTTCATGTTTCATTATTTAATTATAATCAAATCCACAAACTTTGTTTTCTTCACACCGATGATTTGCATCGAGTATCCTTGTTTCAAGTACACATTCAACTTGGTATAGGCATCATCGAAACTAAGTGCAAACAATGCCACCTTGTAGACGATTTCCACCTCCTCTCCATCGTCATTGTGTTGTACGTCGGCAATGTCGGCAACGAAAATCTTGTCATCGCCAGTATCACGGCTATTCAAGATTTCATTGATTTTCGACCGCTTGACATCAATGACATCAAGACCTGTTTCGCCATCACAGAAATCGTATGTTTGTTTTTCTGCATCACCAAAACTTTCGGCCTCGGCAATAAGGTAACGCTCCTTAATCACTTTGTCGTTACCGTTGTCATCCACTTTCGTAAACGCAATTTTGCTTTCGTGAATCATAATTATTTGTTTTTGGGGTTTATTGAATAAGTTGTAACTTTACATCTACACCGCTTGGCGGTACTACCTTTAACGTTATCGTTGTAGGTAGTTTATCCGTCGTAAGGCTACCATTATCAAGAATGGCCTTGATGACGCGCTTAATGATAGTCCAACGCTTGACCCATATAGGCTCCGACTCTACCATCATCGACATCTTACTAATACAATATCCGATGCTTCCAACCGTGAACTTTCGTTTTGTTCCCGTCTTACGTGCAATGCTATCGTAGTTTTCGTTTGTCATGTAGCGGTATGCGAGCCAAAAGAACCAACGGGCATGAGAATTTTGTATGTGCTTGGTGTCCGTTAGCATTTCGTCAACATCAACATCACACACTGATGCAACCGTGTTTGCAAGATACATGCTTGTCTTTATGCTGTATTGCCGCAAAAGGTCACATACAACATCAACCGTTTGTTGGTCAATATCTTTCAAGTCTTGTGCTATATCATTATCGCTTTTCATTTCTTTGTCTTTCTTTTATGCCATTGATAATAGTTTGTTCGGACATTGGCAAACGGTCAATGAAAAGGTTTAGGCGTTTCATGTCGCGCCCAAGCACATTATCCCAAATGCCGACAATCTTAAACCTTAACCGCATGAACAAAAATTCTCCAACGTAAGCAAACGTGCCGCCATCGACTTGCTTTTTCATATACACCTCAAATCGTGGCTCACGTTCCCTTTTGTTGTATTTTTGCGCTTGCATGTCATATTCAAGTAGCGGCTTGCGACGTAGCCAAAGATAGTTTTCGCCATCTTGCTTGAAATATTGTGCTATAATCGGCGAAAGGTCAATACCCTCGATTTTGACAATCCCAGTGTATTCACCTCCCGCCTTCCTTTCGACATATCCGTTTATGTATTCGCCGTTAGTCATTCCGATTCGCTATAAGATTTGTCGTACAATTCCCAACCTTGGCAATCCTTTAACATTTCATTTAGTTGGCGTTCCTTGTTTGCACTTCCTTTATACCGTTCCAAATCTTGCTTGATATACGATTCAAGTTCGCCTAACAATTCAAGTACGGTATAATGCTTTTCGTTGTAGCAGTCTTCCAAATCGTCGTCATCGCCCGTTGTAACAACATTAACGTTATGTTTTAGCAAGACATATTCGACATCTATTGCCTTATCCATTTCGATAACGTCAATATTATCATTCCAAGGAGCACTTTCTTCTTCACTTTGCATAAGCGTTGGTGTGTTGTTGTTCATATTGCTTAATCGTTTAGAATTAGCATCGGCATGATAAGCGACGTGTATTCATACACACCGTTTGGTTTATCTTCGCAAAGCACACCAGCATGGCTTGGGTCTTTTAACATGACATTGACGTTATCGGTGTCGATGTTTTGCAAAAGTTGTAACAATGTGCTACCCTTGAAACCAATGGTAAATTCATCTTGTGCATAGTCGCAACCTACGTTTTCCGATGCGGACTTGCTAAAGTCGAAATCCTCGGCCGAAATCGTCATCATACCCATGCTAAATGACAATGCAACCAATTCGCTATTGGCATTACCCATAGGCAATACACGTTTCAAAGCGGATACAAAGTCATTCTTTGCGATGGTAACAATTCGGTTATTGTCCTTTGGAATGACGCTATCATAGTTCGGATAGCGGCCTTCTATAAGACGCGCCGACATCTTGAATTGGGTGTTATTGACTGTAAAGCAACTGTCATTGAACATAACCTTAATATCGCCTGCAACTGTACTACCCAACACGTTAAGCAACGTAGAACACGGCTTTTTAGGCATCGTAAATCCGTAAATCGTTTGGTCTTCGCTATTGTCGTATGTAATGGTCAAATCCTTGTATTTGGCAAGTTTATGACCATCGGATGCAACGGCTACCATACCGTCTGCAAAGAACTCAAAACGTACACCGTTCATCACTGGTCGTAGTTCATCGTTGGCGGTAGCAAATCCAGCCTTTTCAATGGCCGTAAGCATTTTCTTTGCATCCATCAACTTTGTCTTTGCGACATCGGGTGCTGCCATGGGCAACGGGAAATCCTGTGCGTCCTCGTAAGGCAACGAGAAATAACCGTTTCCGTAGTCACATTTTACGATGTGCTTTGAATCGTCAATTTCCATTGTCACGGGCTTACCGCCAAGATTACGCAAGGCTTGTAGCAAACCCTTAGCCTCGATACAAATAACGATACCGACCTCCGCATCGTCCAAAGGTGCTTTCATTTGCAACCACGTTTCCGAATCACTTGTCATCAATTCTGCATACGTGCCACCGTTTCCGTCTGCCTTTGTTTCGATACGTACATCTGAAAGAATAGACAAAGTGTTTTTTGCTAATACAACGGTGTTGACCATTGCAAGTGAGGGCAAAAAATCCTCGGTTTGAAATTTGATAATCTTCATACTTTCTTTATGAATTAAAAATAAAAATGTTTTTTAGCGGAGGTTGCAAGATTCGAACTTACGGAACAATTTAATGTTCTACACGTTAGCAATGTGTCGCCTTAGACCACTCAGCCAAACCTCCAAATGACCGCCACATTAACCGTTACATTTTATTGTCAGTGGGAGTCGAACCCATCTGCGTGGCTTTTACCTAATCTCGGTCAGCGAGCCGACTTGAACGGCATTTGTAGAAGTTGAGGGAATCGAACCCCCGCCTTTAGAGCCAAATTCTAACGTGACTACCGCTACACCAAACCTCTTTATGTTCTTCTTAGTGGAGCTGGTGGTACTCGAAACCACGACCCCTTGCTTGCAAAGCAAGTGCTCTAACCAACTGAGCTACAACCCCGTGTTGCTAATCCGTTTCACAACGTTTCGCCAAACAACTTAATTTTTTAATCACTTTACTTTATTAACAAATATGAATCTAAAAGTTACTGAAATGCCGTTGTTGCGGCGGTGGAACCTGCCTCCCACCTTTGGGCCATGAGCCCAACATGCGACTATCACACTGCCGCCGCGATGTTTAGCCTACTACGTTTCGCAACGGTTTGGCCTTTCACGTTTAATGTTTAATTTAATTTATAGGCATTTTTCCAAAATAATTTATCAAGTGCAAAGTTACATCTTTATTTTGAATATACCAAATACTTGGCAAATTATTTTCCTATTTTAACGTTTATTATCCTAAACAAGTGCTAATTCTTGTTGTACGGCTTGTTTTAGGACGTTATGACGGTTGTAATATTTGCTTTCGGCTTGTGCAAACATATCGACATTGATATTTTGCTTTATGGACTCCCTTGCATCCACATAAAAACGCTTTGATATTTCAATGCCATACGCCTTACGACCAAGATTTGCTGCTGCAATCAACGTTGAACCGCTGCCTGCGCATGGGTCAATAACAACGTCATCTGGGTCTGTAAAAAGTTCTATCAAGCGTTTCAAAAGCGGAATAGGCTTTTGTGTTTCGTGAATACGCGGCATACCAAGGTCACGCGACCAATCCATGCAATTGAAAACCATTTGACCATTATTATTGAACTTTGGCAATTTGTCACGGTACAACACCAAGCCATACTCGCAATTTCCTACGACGCGCATGTTAGCCTTTAGAACTTGTGCTGAATAGTTCTTACGGAAAACCAAATTGATGTAATGGTTAAATCCGTATCGCTTACCAAGTTCGATAAGGTAGAATTGCTGCATGAACTCGCAAAATACTATCATGCAAGGCGCACTTGTGGTAGTACGTGTGGCATCCGTCGGCTTTTCCTTTGGCTCTGGTTTTAGCATTTGTGCGGCAAAGTGCATAAACTCCGCTGGCTTGAAATTTTCGTCTGTCACAAAGAATGTTTCTCCTGCTTTGTCCGATTCGCCGTTTTTATTATCGCCATCTATGTACCAACTCGGGTTACTACCGTAAGCCTTATTGCCAAGTGAATACGGAATGTCGGTCAATATCAATTGTGCCTTTGGTATTCCATACCGCTTGAAATCTTGATACGAAGAATTGAACAATCCGACGCGGTTATTCAACATGCGAAATTCGGGGTCATCGACTACCTTAATGTCTTTTGTAGTAAGTTTCATAATCTTTCTTATTATGTTAATGTTTGACTATTTTGTTTATTACTTTGACAACTTTGTTTACGTAACCTTTTGTCATTTCAACAAAATGCACGTTTTCATTGTTTCTAAGCGCATAAATGATAAGAGGGTTATGAATTACCGCAATAACTTGCGTTTGTGGCTTGTGAAACGATAATATCGCCTTTATGTGTTCTATGTTATCCAAAGACAAATTACGGTCAGGCTCGTCCATAAGAATCGTGTATTCGTTGGCACATTCAACCTTGTGTTGACATACATAATCATAGTATGGCATAGCCCACCCGTCTTTGAATTGTTCGTAATCAAATGTTAATTGCGCATCCTTACCGAACATATATCCAAACAAGTAATTAAGCGCAACAACAACACCCTCGCCTGTGGATGATGATTTTTGTTCGACAAGTTCCGAGAAATTATGTTTATTAAGCATAGCTTCTTCACCAGAACGCTCACCGCTATGGCAAAGACGGAATGTATTTCTTGTATAGTCGGCGTACACATCGACACCATCTAAGCATTCTTTTTCATATCCCATAACACGACTTACGTTTGAATTAAACATTCCTCGTTCACATTGTGTATATCCAACCAATAGATATGATTCGATTAGTTTCATCAATGTTGTCTTACCGCTACCGTTTTCGCCTACGATAACATTTACGCCATCTTTGAATACAAAAGAATTCCCGTTCTTAAAGTTTTTAAGAGAACTAATATAACCGACAGGCGATTTCTTATTGTCCTTTATTACTACCTTTGTTACCATAACCTTTCTTGTTATTTAATCAAACAATGTTTTCGTTTCTTGTAAACGCTTATTTGCCAAATAAACGTATTGTTGGCTTATCTCAAAGCCTATGTATTTGCAACCTAAAGCACGAGCGACGATTGCGGTTGTGCCGCTACCCATGAATGGGTCGAGAACTACGTCATTTTCGTTAGACCAAGAATTGATTTGGTCACGTGCTAACAACTTAGGGAATACGGCAGGATGCCCTGTCACCTCACCGCCTATCGTATAGTCGAAAATATTGTCATGCTGCTTGGTTTCCTTGACCGTTCGCACTTCGTCACCACGATGCCGCCTACATTGAGCGTTGTCCATTAGAGTTTTTCGCCCACCCCAATTCATGTCTTCGCCGCCATGCACCGATTTCACCATAATCGGATTGAACGTCTTGGGCTTTCCTTTCGATAAGACGAACATATACTCATAACATTGTTCGTATCGGTTATGGTTCTGAGGTATCGGGTTCACTTTGCGATATATCATCGTGTCGTGCAACAAAAAGCCACATTCCATAAAGAATAGTGCCTGCTTGAATGATGTGCCAGTCTCGCTTCCATCTATCGTTGCGTCACCGACTACCCACACGACCACACCGCCTTGCTTTGTTACTCGATATAGTTCTTTGGCTACGTTCTCAAAGTCAAAAGAATATCCGTTGTATGTCCGTAGGTTGTCATAAGATGGAGATGTCACTGTGAGGTCAACAGTCTCGGATTGCATTTGGCGCATTCCTTGCACGTTATCCATGCAATAAATTTTGTTCAATTCCATAACCTTTCTTGTTATTTGTGATTTAAATATTTCTATTATTTATTTCACTAAAACCTTTATGCTTATGTTTCGTTTTCTTTTTACGCTTTTTAGGAATAAGTTTTTCTTTGAGTGACTTGATGAAGTCACCACGCAAAACATCTTTAGAATGTATGCTTTAACTTAAAGTTATCAAGCGAAGTATATATCTTTCTTTTCATATATTGTAGTTATATATTAAACTTACTTACCCATTATCTTTTTTCGGTTGATGCAAAATTCGCCCCTTATGGCTATTACACCATTCGGTTCTTTTGCATCAATACTTACTTGACCCTTAGAGCCCCCTCCGTATATCCTGCATAGTAGATTAAAGCAATTCTACTAATACCTGTCACTTCCAGATTGCATTCTGTTACACAAGCGGACAAGACACCATTATTGGCGAACCCTTACTTGCAGCCTATCGTGTATGCCCCCCTCCTTGGCTGCTTTTTAACTCGGATTGGAGGTGTGTGATTGCGTCCCTTACCGAGCGAGTTGAAAACAAGAAAAAGCCGAACCCCTATAAACAAAAAATCCAACCGATGTAGCCGCACCTGTTGGAAATTTCGTATATATTGATTCGGCTTATAGCCTACAAAATATCTAATAAGTCCGTTTACTACAAGTCGGCTACCTTGTTTCAACGATGCAAAGGTACGCACAATATTTTGATATACCAAATTATTTTGCATTTTTTAAGAAAATAGTTATTCCACCATAAGCGCAATACAAGCCCGCTAACACCATAAAACTTGCAATGCCTACAACTATACCACTTTCTATATAAAAGTGTTCTACAAGCGTTCTAACGGCTAAATTAAGCAATAAATAATGTACGGCTAACATATTGCGCCAACAAAATTCAAGTGCAACTGCCAAAACATATAGTAAAAGTACATCAAACCAATCAATGTAAACTATGTTACCAATGTAGTTGCTGATAGGTAAATAGTAAACAAAATCGCCGTATGTATCGGCAATCATTATTTCGTTACTTACTGCGTAAATTGATTCTATGTAACTTAATGCTACGACGAAGGCAAATACGAAAGGAATTACTTTACCAACTCGTATTAGTAGTTTTCTGAATAAAGTAACCATATTAAACTTTACGTCTTATTTTGACTTTGATGTTTCCGCAATTAGCAAGAAGTGTCGTACAACCAATATTACCAGCGTTACTTTTTTGTGTCGTTGGTTTTAGTGATACGTTTTGCTTTATCCGTATCTTACCTTTGCGTTTTCGCCTCTTAGGTGTCGCCATACAATATCGCTTTTATCCGTTCAAACTTTTCTTTAGAAATAAGCGCACTACCATGTTCCTTATTACATATAAAAGCAAATTGTAATGCACCTATTTTATTGTCTTTAAAGCAATCCATTATTCTTTTTATCAGTTCTTTCCTTGTAGTCCTTAACCGCGCTTTCAAAGTCCTTTTTCAATTCACGCAATCTTTGCTGTTCGCTTTCACTAAGACGCGGGCAACCCTTACACCATGATTGGAAATTGGGTATTGTTTGACCGTATTCGTGAGCAAAAAGGCAATAGTCATACCATTCCATGATGTTCGACCCATCATGCAATCCATTGTCAACAGAAAACTTTATTACTTCGTGAAAATCGAAATAATAGTCGCCCAAGCAAGCAATAGTGCCAACATCGCCAGCAACCCACACATCACCCGTTTCAACGGCTATTTCGTGTGCTTTGCAAAACGCTACAAGGTATTCATTACAAATATCCTCGTAACACTTTGCTAAGTCTTTTTTCTTGTTATTCATACACCAAGCGTTTCATTTTGTCTTGTATCAAGCACAAGTATTCCCCTCATACTTCCTCTATGAAATTCCTTTGTCTTATAGCGGCCAGCCTTAATGTAGTTGTAGATGCTTTGCTTGCTGCATCCAATGCGTTTCGCCATTTCGGAAACGCTTATCCAATCTTCGTTTAGTTGATTATTTTCCATCGCCTACGCCCTCCCCTTGTTTTTCTTGCACCATAGCTTCTTGCAAGGCCGCAACCTCTTCTTGGGTCTTTTCATCGTCGGTCTTTTTGTGAATGATGACCGCCTCTTTCATGCCCTCCAAGTATTTCTTTTCGTTGTCGATAAGTTCATCAACGAATCGCAGGTTAGTCATATCCTCGGTATGTTCAGAAAGAATGACTTGTGAACGTGCGATGTTGTGCAAGTATTGTTCATAGACAATGAACGATGCAATTTCGGTTTCGTCGATAGAATACAACGGAGAAAAGATGTTGCTAAGCCACAGGTCAACATACCATGCAAGGTTATACTGTGTCTTATCATCTTTGTCTTTCAATACAGAAATAAGTTTGGCATACGAATGACGCACCACGCCCTTGTCATCTTTCACTGTACAATCGTTTTCAAGTGCAAACTCGATGAAACGTTTTATGTAAAGATAAGGCCGTGACACGCCTGCAACGGTAATACTTCTAAAAACGTGAGTATGGGCAGACGTTTCAATCAAACAATATCCTTCGTTATCATCGCAAGACAATCTCAAACCTTTATCGTCAAAATAAATAGTCTTAAAGTCTCTTGTGCGATTTAGATGCAACGGAGACTGTTCTATACGTCTTTGCATCTGTGCTTTCGTCATTTGTTTCTTTTCCATATATTTTATGAATTTTCTTCTATATGTTTAATTCGTGACTTGATTTGTTGTATGGCATTTGACACGGAAGATGTCGGATATTCTTTCGCAACATCTTCCAAGATTGCCAATTGTGCCTTTAGTTTGTTGTATTCATAATTACCAACCATTGCGTTTACTGCTGTTATCAATACGTTTCTTGTTGTTTCTTTTTCATGTCGTTAAAGATAACCCCAAGTCGCATCACAAGCGTTTCGTGCTTGGATGGAACAGCACCGCGAATGTTATTGTCACGGTTATAGGCGGTTATAAAAGCAATTGCCTCATCGTCGTTGTGGATATGGTCAAAGAAATACTCGTTTTCTGGCATTTCGACCTTTTCCTCGTTTTCGGGCGTTTCAGCAAGTTCCTCGGTTTCTTTTGCAAGACGCTCAGCAGCCTCTTTTGATTGTTCGTCAAGGTCTGAATTTTCTATGTCCTTTGTGTCCATGTACGACGGCACAACGAAAATCTTGTCTATACCGCTGAAACGTTCCTCGGCAAATACTTTCTTTATACGTGGCTCTTTATCAGTGTCGGCATTGAACGTGCAAACGGCATAAGCCAAATCACCCAACAAAAGTTTTGTTACTACAACGCCGTCTTTAAACGATGTCTTACCATTCCATTCTTTCAAAGGTATGGACGGCAAAGAAAGGTATTGGCATACTTCTTTTTCAAATCTAATTCCCATAGTAGTTTTTCTTGTTTAAAATGTTAATATTCAAAAAAACTTGGCGCAAAGATACAAAGACTTTTTGAAATATGAAAAACAATTTGAAATATTTAACTATTTCATAATGCCACAATTTTCCTGCGCCATCTTGATTTGTTGCTTTCCCCTTTGCGTGGGGTTGCCGTCTTTATCGCACTCTACCAACATTTTTGTACGTGAATTGATGGTGTACCAACGATAACCATTTTTTAACAACTCATTTTCATAACGATGTGCTTTTTCCAAGCCCATACGGTCACTTTCCGTAACCGTAGGACTTGCACTTTGTGATACCCAGTTAGTTTCGTTCATCATCGCAAATGATTAGTTCTTTTGCGTAAGGCAAACTTTCTATCATGTCGCAGAAAGCACCCCAATCTTCACGTAAAACGTGTTTTTTTCTTTGGCGATAGATGGTAGCAAGTTGTTCGTAATTCGTTGTGACACGCATAAACAACTCTATACCTTGTGGACAGTTAGACAAAAGCCTCATGAAACACGTGTACTTGTCATCGTTTGTTTCTGACTTTGAATATTCATCAAGCAAACGTTTCATTTGGTCTTTGCTTTCCTGTGTTACATACTTGTTAAAACAAGCGTCCATATCCATGCTTGTAAGTTTGTGCATCTTACTTGATGACGTTACAATATCAAAGAAATGGTAACGTTGCATTTCTGGAGAAATGTAGTTTGGATAGATTACATCAAAGGACACACGAATACCAACACGGAAATTGGAATGACCGCTACCACCACCCAACTTTGCCAACTTAATAGCACGTTGTAACGATGTTTCAAACTCGTCTTTGGTGTAGTCGGCAGGAGCAACACGCATAGCGTTACGGCTGGCTATGACCGATTCCTCTAAATCATAGACTTTAATGTTACGAATTTCGAGCATTTTTGTTTTGAATTTATTGTGTTATTTTACCTACCGTTTCATTGGCCTTAAAAGCCTTGAACGGCATTACCTCGGTTCGCTTTTCCACCAAGTCACGGATGATAGACGCGGAATAGATGTTGTCGGGTTTTTCCGCGCTTAACCGTTTTGCAACCATTAACGCGATTGCCTTATCCATGTCCGTGTTTACGCTCGTCTGTGTATTTGTCTTTGGGTCATAGCAAAATACGCCCCAAGTTTCCTTTGGTTCGCCTACAAGTTCGTGATTAAGTTCTGTTTTGTAGAAAGTGATAACTTTATCATCATCTGGTAGGTCGATTCTTATGCAACCTTCGCTTAATGACTTTGTTCTTTGTTCCTCGCCTAATTGCCAAGTTTCTGGCATCTGCATCCATTCCATGATTTTGTGGTAAAGACGCTCGGTTTCGTAATTCACTTCTCGTACTGATTTGCCATGTGCATAGTAGCCAGTCCAAAACTTAACAAAGCGTTCAAAAGCCTTATCAAACATATTCATTTCATGCGCAATTTCGTTTTTACGTGCGTTTAGTTGGTCGATAAGGTAATCTACTCCGCCATAGATGCGATACGCTGCAATAACGCTTGCATGTGTAACACAAAGCAAATTGGCGATACGTTGGAATACGCCTAATTCTGTGGCCTTTTCAATATCAAGTCCACGTACACCTGTTGTTTGAACACGGTGCTTAATGTCATCTGCAACCTCTACGCCGCCGATGATGTCGAGTTTCTTTTCATGCCTCATATTTCTTTGTATTTGTTTTTAGTCTTTGATGCGTATAACCCAAGGCATAACCATTCAAATTCAATTTCATGTGAATGTATGTTGATGTTTATTGATGGTACTAAATGCCAAAAATAAAAGTCGATTTGTACTTCTATTTTTAAAGTGCAATATATATTTTTCATGTCGCAATGATTTTCTTTATTATGTCAATTGAACGGATGCCGTTGTAGCCTATAAGTTTTGAATATGGATAATTCACTACTTTGGCATATTCTAGCTGTGGGTCAAACACGATATTGAAATCAAAGTCACAAAGTACGCTATGCAAATGGTAGATAGGATGCTCGTCCGCATTGGTGTACTTTGGTGAATAAACCGATGCAAGAAACAATCCATTGATACCCATTTCACGTTTTAATGCGATAAAGGTACTTGGTACATGTGTCTCTTTATCCTCGAATACATTTACCGTCGGATTTTCAAGATACATAACTTTCGGGTTCCAAAGTTCCATGCCTGTCAAGTTATAGCCATGTTCTTTGAACGTCTTTTGTGCCTCGATGTACCAATCATCGCCGCAATCCACGTAGTTAGGCACATCGTCATAATCAAGTCCTAAAAGCGTACAAATTGCACACTTGAAACAATCCCCGTGTCGTGGGTCATCTATTCTTTGATATACCTTTTTCATAACTTATTCTAATTTCTGTTCTTTAATACCAAGTTAAAATAAATGTCTGGCAATAAACCAAAGTTGGTTTTCAACACCTCATTTTGTAGCGTTTTCTCGTAAATATTTCTCATTTTATTTTCCCATAATCCGATAAATTGATAAAGCGATAAGGAATTAAAGCGTTAAAGGGTTAAATTCGGAGACAGGGCGAACAATGCCCTCACCCGACTTGCCGCTGCCGTAGAAGCGTCCATTGTCGAAATACAGAGTCCAATCATACGTAGCAGAGTACTCGGTACTCGACCAATACCACGTATCTTTGATAAGTTCCGCGCCGATGTATTCGAGTGCCTTGTTGATTTGGTTTTTCATCAAATACATCACATACAATTCGCCGATTGCGGGGATATACCAATCTTTGCTTTCTGGCAACTTGTCAACGCAAGAAAGGCCACGTGAAACCAAATCTTGTGTGTGCTTACGACCCATGAAATCACAAGCGGCCTCGGCATACGACGGAATGACGGAAATCGTCTTTTTATCCTTGCATGTCATCTTGCAATCCTCGATGTTTTGGCCATAAAGGACAAGTGACACTTGGCCGAACTTGAAAGCGACGGCGACGGCACAATCTTTATTGTTGTTACCTGCGAACAATTCGCACCACCGTTTCAATTGGCCATTCTCGCGCTGTTCGTAGATAAGGTAAACGCCATCTTTATGCTGTACTTCCATGACCGCACCATCGGCGGTAGGCGGCACACGCTCGATAACGTGATTGCCATTGGCATCCACACCCATGTACTTGATGAAATCACCCTCAACAATGAACTTGTAAGCCTCTCGGCAAAAATCAATTGTCTTTGGTTCTTCTGAAATGCCGTACTTATCCAAAAGATGCAATTTCAATTGAATATGGTCTTAAAAATTTGTTTCCATAATTAAGTATGTTCATAATTTAATCCTTAAAATTAGTATTAACAAAATCTTCAACGTCCACATAGTCAATACCAAAGTTCTCAGAAGTTTTTTTGTCACTATCTGAAAATTGACCTTCTTTTCCGCTTGCGTCTCCTATCATTAACATTTTATCTGTTTCTATGCCATTTTCAATAATACCCCTGTTCATCATTTTATACATCAAAGAATCAAGCATCCCGATATTTGGCTTTCTGTATTTGTGAGTTGGGTTATTCTTTTCGCAGTAGCTATATTCAACTGGTATTTCTGTGTACTCTTTTATAGAGCGGCAAAGGTATTCCATCTTAAACTCAAAATTTCGCCTATTGACAAAACCCTTTTCAATACCACCTTGATTAGTTACTATTAGCAAGCATTTAGGTTTGATTTCCTTAATTTTATCAAGGACTTCAAATCTAATTTTCATATCCCAAATACCTTTTGGGAATGTTTCTCCACTTATTGTATCAATTAGAGTGCCATCAAGGTCGGCAAATATTACTTTATACTCTTTCATAATCTATTTTTATAATCTTTTATTAAGTTTTTCTTTCAATTATTATACGGAACATTTTCCAATAGGTTTTAAGCCAAGTTTATCACAAGCAATATTAAAAGTGTATCTTCTATCCTTTCTAAGAATGTTTGTTTACCTAAACTCATTGCTTTCCTTATGTATTCTTAACCGAACATTCCTCGAACTTGCAAAATATTCGTGTATTTGTTTCCATATAACTACTCGCTTAGATTTTTGAACACTCCTCCTTTTTTGACAAATGACAAGATGTTTACTTTCACATATTCGATACGGTTATGCGTGAAAGGTACGCAAGGCACGCCACTAAACATGTTGGCATACTTAGCGTCCACCAGAACGATGTGCTTTGGAAAACGCAAATCGCGCTCCAATCCACTGTGCGAGTGTAAGAATGTTAGTCCGTGTGACATACGCTTACTGATTTTCATTAGGGTTATCTCCTTGGTCTTTTACCTCCTCAGCGTCGGCAAAACCTGCAAACTTCTCAGCAACGGCTTGCGCTTTCGCCATATCGACTTCATCGTCATTGTCAACATAATTATACTTGTTACGTTCATACATAACGCTTTGGTCTGCTTGCATGGCATCCTTTAGTTCAACGGACAAAGGAGCATTCTTTGAAATGTTCAACTTTGTAACCGTTTTTAATGCCATCATATCGAAATCGGTAGTCCATTTGGATGCGTTACGGATATAGTCTTTCTTTGACGCATACGTTTGCGAATAACGCTTTGCATGTGCCTCTACCTCGGCCTTAGACATATAGAATACCGATTCATAGCCGTTAAGCAAGCGGAAATGTGACACGTAGCCGACAATGGGTAACTTTGCGCGTTCCTCGTCGTTTTCCACGAACTTGAACTTTAATTCACCAGAAAGGCGGTCACGGCCAAGCAACTCACCCTCGCGGATTTCAGTTGCATTGATAGACTTGAACATTCCGCTGCGGAGTGCCAACTGCACAAAGCCGCGCCAGCCGATTTGGAATTGCGCAACCGTGATACCCCTTTTGTTGTCGTTATATGGGATGATATAGGCCATACCGATTGAATTATCAAGCGGCATGTTCAACGCCGTTGCTTTCATGGCCGCAAACATCAACGTGTAAGGTTCGCAAGCCTGTAAGTTGGCATTGTTGGCTACAAGTGCAACCAAGTTATTCACGAAAGACATCTTACGGTCGCCTAACACGTCTGCAAGATATTTTTGTGTGGATGGGCTATTGATAGTTTGGTTAAACAATTTCAAGCCAGTATGTTTCTTTTCGTCTGACATAATTTTACTTTCTTTAAAATGCTATACAAATATTACTTTTCTCCTTTCACCTTGATTTGGCAATAACCTTTTCGCTTTTGCGTTTTGGTGTACTTTTCAATAATCTTCTTAGACTTACGCGGGTATTGCTTTATCAAGTCCTCCACGTATCGTTTTGCATCGAATGACTTGCTTTCAGACGGTGCAACTGCAACGATTGAGAAATATTCATTTTTGATAGACTTTATATCATGTTCAAGCATGAAATCGTAAAGCCTTTTCTTAAACTCCTCTATTTTTGTCTCGCGTTGCTTTATTTCGGCAATCGCTGTGGCCATGTCGGTCATTTGGTTTTTTACCTTTTCTGGCAGTAAGTTGGCATCAATCTCGTCGCCCTCGTAGTATTCCGTGAACGTTTCCAAGAAGTCGTTTACAAGGTTCATACCACGAATAATATCAAAGTACATAGTTGAAAAGTACACTTGATGCACGGTAAGGCGTGACGGGTCAAATTCGATACCGTTTTCAAGGTCGAGGCCGTCGGTAGAATAGTGTACCAAGAACACTTTTACCTTCCAATCGCTACCAAGTTTCTTTGCGCGTTCCGTTGCAAGTAGGTTGTGAATGAAAAGTTGAGACTCGTAAGTTTGACGTGTTTGTTCAAACGTGTACTTTGTAGTCTTGACCTCATATACGTTCAACACCTTGCTTGCATCGTCTTGCAATACCAGGTCTGGGTGTGAAATCAACTTGCAATTCTTTGTTGAATATTTCTCGCTTACCCAAAGAGGATTGCTTTCATATCGTGGGTCTTGTGCCTTTAGATGTGAATAGACAATCATTTCCAAATCGTCACCAGCCTGAATGGCGGCATTCTTCGGGATTTCAACTTGTGGTATCAATCCCTTAACGACGGCCAAACGCTTATAAGCGGATTTGGGGATAATTCCTAACGCTGCAATTTGCGAAAGCATCTTACCGTCCGACGAGCCAAGGCAACCAACACGGGTAACGGCAATGTCGTTTTTGTAATCTTTTACTTCATCCATAATAATTAAATCTTTTGCGGTGATTGTAAATCTTCAAACCAGATTTCCATCCCACAAGCCATAGCAACACATAATTCTGTATGACAACCTGCTGATTTGTTAAAGTTGTGCATAAACATGATAGCGTCGCAATCAAGCAATGCTTTCAAGTCAAGTTTCATGTATTCGTTAGTTGTAAGCCCAGGTTGGAAATTGTCTCCAAGTGGATTGAAAACGTCGTAGCCACGTCCGCGTAGTTTCACTTCCATAGCCAATGCAGTTTCCTTTCTTTCGTCCAAGTCATAACCGCTAATCGGCAAACTAATGTAAATTCGTTTTTTGCTCATTTTTATCTTCTTTTTCTTTTTTGTTCTTGATGATTGTAACGTCACGGCACGTAACATTGTTCGTAATAAAACTATTACCTCTATACTCGTTCTTTACCGATGTAAGACGTCCAAAAACGGATGCACGTTGTCCGCGCCGTGCCTTAACTTTTTGTAGATAGGCAACTTGTTTCTTATCGAAAACGAAGATGCGAATGTACGTTTGTGAGTGTGTCCTTTCGGTTGAATCGGCAAACTCTTTCATGTACGAATTGATGCAAAGCGAAAAAGTAGCGTATTCTTTCCCGTCTTGCGTCTTGCCGTACTTGTAATCGTCGCCGATAACGCCCTCTAACATTACTATATTCTTATCCATGATTTTTGAATTTATTGCAAAGGTACAACAAACATTTGTAATATACCAAAATATTAACACTTTTAACTTTTTGCCATTTCTTTTGCTAAATATTGTTTAATGTCATCTTTGTCATCTTCTAAATGTTTAAGCATAGTGTATTCGTGTGCGTCAATCTTTACGATTTCAAAACCCAAAGAGGAATACCAAGCCACAATCCAATCTTTTTCTTTATCGACATATAATTCAGCATACGATTTACCGTGTTTCCTTGCCACCGCCAAAGCGGATTTCATAAGTTCTCGGCCAATGCCTTGCTTGCGGTTCAATTCAAACACGGATAGGTCACAAATAAAAGCGGTAGATGGGTAGTCATCATCAAGTTTCACGCAGATAATTCCGATACCATTTTTGTGAACTATGTCAATAGACGTACCCCAATACCACGTGTTAGTGTGGCAAATATAGTTGTTGAATGTGGTGGTCATAACTTATAGCAAAGATAGTTGAACATGCCAAAAATCAACAAGAACGATGCTTTATCAATATCTCCGTACCGATAATGCACGATGGCATCAACGGCAAAAATAACGGCACTAAGAACTGCCACTATCTTAGCTATTTTTTTCTACGCTAATGACTGGCAAGTAAAAACGAAACTTTTTCTTCATAACTCAATATTTTTTAATGGGTTTAAGTTTTTCGATACCAAGTTTCACACGTCGCACCGCGTCGCCGAATTTCTCGTAGTAGGCGAATATCCAAAGTTCATCCTCATTCTTTCCGTTGAATTGAGAATAAACCTCCCAATATTCATCCTCGCTTTCTTGATGACTTTTATAAATTCCTATCGTAGCGTAATGCGTCCATGTTTCGCCTTTTTGCGTCACCTCGGATAGTTTGTTTATTTCTATCGTGTCGGCAAATCCTCTTTCGTCAAAGATAATGCAAGCACCCCATTTGTTGTTTTCGGGGAAGTTCTTTTGCAATACGGCATCCAATTTTCTTATTGCAAGGATTGGATAGCATCTTTTCTTTTTGCTCGTGATGATAGTAAATCATAACTTTATTCTTTATATGGGTTATTTTTCTCTGTTATATCAATTGCAAGTCCTTTTTCAATAATACCTCTATAATCGAAATGGTTTTTATTAAGATAATCTTGAACTTCAAATATGACATTTAACCATATAGTTGGGTCTGTATCAATGTAATCGAGCCATAATTCAAGTCCGTTTATTTTTTTAATTATACAAGCATTGTCTGGGTCACCTATAATTTCTTGTATTTCTTTTGCTTGTTCCTCAGTCATACTTGAAAGAGGAAATAAGTATGGTTTGATACGTTCGATAGATAAACTATATTGACCAATATCTACATATCCACCAAGATGTTCATCAAGTGTAACACCATCTATTTCATCCCAAGTTTCACATTCTTCTTGAACGTCATAATAGGATGCTTTAATTCCATACGGCAATCTTGCACAAATGTCTTTAAGTAACAGTTCTTTATCTTCTTGTGTCATAATCAATCCTCCCAATATTTATAGTATTCTGGAGCGTCATCTGTTGTGCCTAAAAGGTGTTTTGTATCTTCGTTGTAAGGTATGCAGCATTTGTAAGAGCAACTAATGCAACGGTATGGATAATTAAGATAATCATTCACGTCTGAAAATAAATCGCATTTCCATTGACGATTTGCGGAATATTTTACAAGTACCTTATCAAACGGCTTCAACGTCTTCGGGTCAAATTTATTGGGAACCAATTCATATTGGTCTTGGTATTTCATGTAAATCATCCAAGTAAAACCAGCAATGCCATAAGAATCATCATAAACTTTACTTATCTCATACACATCGTCTTTATTGGTTTCTTTATGCCTTATCCTATCTCCAACCTTAAATCTTGGTTCAATTTTATCAGTAGACTTTTGTTCATTCTTTGCACATTCATTGGTTTGTTCACCTTTCTTTTCAATCCAATAAGCTTCACACATCTTGCTATGGATAAGATTAAGTTGCTCATATAGTTCTTTATCCTCTTGAACTTTCTTAACTGTTTCCATACAGCATTGTAATGCAAGAAGATCGTCAAAGGTAAATTTGGGAAAATGTACTTGTTTTTTCTGCTTACCTTGCTTTTCAAGCCAAGCAATATTGCCGCCAAGAATCTGTGTAATTTTTTTGCAAGCCTCGTTAAATCGCATTGCATTTAATGGAAATTTCCATGCCAATTCTTTTAAATACTTCATAATACTGTTCTTTTATTAAATTATAACACCATTGAACTCTATTTCGTGGTTTGCGAAATAAGGTTGTCGGTATTCAACACCACTACAGTCATTTATACAATCCAATCTAAAATACGAGCCGTAAAGAATAGGAAAGTCGTCTGAATAATCGTACAAAACACGTTCTGCGTGGCTAATATGCCTTGTCCTATAGGCAATTTCGCTAAACAATTGCTTGTAAGATGGTATAACATCTGCGCACAACAGAAAGAAGTCTTGCTTGACTTTTATAACCACATCAGAATCATGTCTGATTGCAACATTGATTGAAATTTCGTCATTAGGTCTAAGTCTTGACATAATGTTGTTCACGTTGTCTATTACGCTTTCGTAATATTCGCAGTCGTATTTACTGTCAAACCTTGTACCATCAACTGCTTTGTAAATTGTTATTTCTTCCATAATCTTATCTATTTATTCGTCCATTAAATCATTAATGCCAGTGGGGGAAAGGAAACAATATCGTGATTCCATAATTTCCCCTTACCCACAAGTAAACTTAATTACTTGATGGGATTGGGGAGTTGTTTCGAGTTATGCCATATTTTTCAGAGGTTTCCTAACTCGGCTCGTTAGCATTGTGGCAAATGCAACTTGCTTTCAGAATATTCGGGTACGTTGCCACCCCTGCGCAGGACTTCTTATTCCACCTATCCTCCCTCTTGTGCGCTTTCCCCTCACGGACTGATTACCGTGATGCCTCGGAGGGTTTGTTTATTTTAGTTCGTGTTATAGATACCGAGCGTACTTTTCAACCGACAGCGAATCATCACGAACACCACAATTAACTCTGTGGTCAAAGCCCTTGCCTTACAATACCGTCAGTCTAAGACTGGTTTCTTGCTATTGGCTTGGATTGAAAATTATAAAAGCCAACATTATAAAATGAACTATCCCTATCAAGTGATGGTGGCACTCAATAGGGAAACGTCCTTTATAGTGTTGGCTATAAGCCTTTTCTATCTTAGTATGTTCGCTACAACAAGTCCACCATCCTTGTTTTCACGATGCAAATATAGATATAATTTTTCGTATTACCAAACATTTGGCGCAATCTTAATACATTTTAACTTATTGTTTTGTAGTTACGTATCTCCATTCAAACCCTTTATGTCTTTTGTGTCTATAACGATGGTTACAACAATGCGCTATATTTCTACCACAAAACTAAGTATGTTTTGATTTAACGTTGTTTTTAAGCCCATAGAAAGCGTCTCTTTGCTTTGGTGGGTAATTATCCCACAACAAGAAAGAAATGTCGTTAAAAGCGTTTTAAAGCGTTTTTGATGAAATTTTACGAACCTCAGTGTATGTCATTTCAAATTCGTAACCACGACGCTTCAGTTCTTGCATAAGTTCACGTGGCGTAAAGTCTTCTAATCTTAAAGCACGAGCGTTTACGGCATCAACCGCTTGTTGCTTTAGTTGTTGTCTTTTTTCTGCAGCAATCCTTCTATTCATAGAATTACATTCTTTACATACACTTATATATCCAAATGCGTTTTTGGAAAAGTTGTTAAGTGGTAACTCTTTTCCACAACATTTACAAAATTTTGTCTCCATAATAAATTTTGTTTTAATTTAATACTATTTTGCTAATACATATTCACACACACGTTTGCCTGTTGGTGTGGTGATTTTACAGGCATTGATTTTCATACCACGCTCGCGTAGGTCGTGAATACGTGATGCAAGGCGCATGCAGCCAAATCGCTTTAACGCATCTAAACTTGTAATACTAAAACCACATTCAAGCCAAGCCGCAATCATGTCACATTGGCTTTTTGCACTTTGTGCATTGTCATTTTGATTTACCATAAATTATTTCTCCATTTTCAATAACTTGTGCCTTCGTGTTTTTTCGTTTATCTTTTTGTTATATTCCAAAGATTTCCTCACATTTTGAATGTTACCGCAAAGACGCACACGTAACTTTTCCGATGATAAATCCGAAAAATCCCAACGCGCAAACAATGTGCCGCTTCCGTCAAGTTCCTTATGTGTCCTCATTAAATCAAGGATTTGCCTGTGATAATCACCGCGTGTTGTCACTTTACTCCAATCCCAATCTCTTGCGTCATCATATTTGCAAGCATCAGGAAAAACGTTCTTTATTATTTTCAAAAATACCTTTACATCTTTACTTTCAAGGTATCTTTCGTTTTTCATCTTTCCTTTTATCATGTATTCTTTATCTATCTGCTCTTTCGTTTTGTTGTTAAATGATTCTATCCACTTTTCCGATGCACCTCCAGTTTTTTCACCGCGAGACTTTTTTGCTGCAAGTGCTTGTTTAGTACGAATACTCGTAATCAATGCCTCACGCTCTGCCAATGCCCAAAACAATGTCAAGGTAAAGCGGTCACTATGGGGCAAATCACAAAATTCAATATTACCTTCTCCCATTTCGTCAAGTATGCTTAATGCCTCTTGACAATTACGAAAGCGGTCTGACTTCGCAATAACAAGTATTGCCCCAGTTTCTTTTGCGTATTTCATCGCCTTTCGTAATTCCTTGCATCCGCTTAATTCTTTACCTGTGTAACATTCGGAATAGTCTGCAATCAATTCTCCACCATCACGTTCAACAAAGTAACGGATAATCTCCTTTTGAGCCTCCAAACCCAAACCAGATTGTGATTGGCGAAATGTACTAACACGTCTCCAACTTATAAACCTTTTACCCATAATTTTTATTTTATGTATTTCCAAATAAATCCTTTTGTTTTCTTTCTATTACCATTACAACATTGACTTAAAGAGGATTTGTTTACGCCAAGTGTATCACAAATATCCTTACCACTATTCCAAATATTCAAGAGATTACCATTCAAATCATATTGACCAATCTTTTTTGAATTTGGATGAGCATTTAGGATACGTTCTTTTATCTTATTAACATATTCGTCATATAACCAAATAAATCCGCCAGCTTGTTTATATTTACCCTTACAACATTTTGCTATACAGTGCATTTGAACACCAGTTTCTTTCATGGCCGCAACAGATGATGGATAACGTTTAATAAAAATTCCGCTCCAAGTAAATTGATTTACAGGACGCTCTGCAGAATAAGAATTATTAGCTATTTTTGTTGCTTTTGTTTTATTTACAAGTTCTTTAACATCATATCTTTCGTAACGTGTTTTTATCGCACGTTTCATAGCGGATTTGTTATTGTAGTTTATATTGTATTTGTTAGTACACCATTCGAGATTCCATACACAATTATTTATTTTATTCTCGTCTTTATGATTTACTTGTGGTAAGTTTTGAGGATTAGGTATAAAAGTTTCTGCAACCAATCTATGAACGTTTATCTTTTTACTATTTTTGTTTTTGTAAATTTGAACAAAAAGATAATGTTTACGTCCGTCATAGTGTGGTTTGATAATTCTACCTTTGTGCCATTTGTCGTGTCCTAAACTACGAACCCTTCCAAAGTTACTTACCTGATAAAGACTTTCGTAGCCTTTAATGTCTTTCCATATTTCTTCCATAAGTATAAAACAAAAGGTAACTTTCAAAATGCGGTCTCCTACCTCCGCAGATTTACTCGTTACCATTGTTAAGTTTGTTGATGCTTAGTAGGAGTTAAGCGTCATATACGTATTCAAAGATATAAAGATTATTTGGATTGGCCAACGAAATTGGCACTTTTAACTTTTATTTCATGTAGTTTGGTTCGTAGTCGTACTTGCTACCCCATTGACCAGTTAGAACATCTCTGTCTTTTGGAGCAATAGCACTGTATGTTGTGTCGTTACCATCCCAATAATGACAGCCTTTGTTATACTTGCCAAGTTGTATTCTCTTTCGCACATTTTCTATATTATTCTTGTTCATATAGTCTATATGCAACACGTGTTGACATACATAAAGACACAAACAATAGATAGGAGAAAACTTTGCGTCGTATTCTGTAACACCACCTTCGTACCCATTTGGAGAAATCTTGTTAATCTTAATTGTATTCATAATCAATCGTTGTAATCTTTGTCTTCCCAAATGATAAACTTTTCTTCATATACCTCAGATGGCTTATACATAAAGTCATAAGACCAGAAAGTGTCGTGCCAGTTAGTATAACTATCCATACCGTTGTCTCCATGACTGTTCTCAATAACAAAACCAAGACCTTTGATAAAGTTAATAAGGTACTTGCAATCTACGTCTGAGCCACATTCTAAAGATGATGTGCAATACGACATACTGAAACCTTTGCCGTAGCCTATGACATGACCACCAAGATTGCGGATTGTTATTGTTTCTTCGTTTGTAGTGTCCCCACAATCTGTATCAATCTCGTCAAATGGTTCTTGGTAACCTTCTGATTTAAGAACGGCATTAACAATACGTTTAACTTGTTCTGGGATATGATTTTCATTTTCCCATTTATCGAACGCTTCATAATCGAATTTCATAATTTTGTCCTCCTATCCGTTATAATAGTCTTTAATGATGTTTTCTTTGTAACGTGCCGAAATGCAGCATAAGTCCGCATTACGATAACGTTTTCCATTGGGTAGGTACACTGGGTAAAGTGTTGTGCCGTACTTACCCATAGCGCACGTAAACGCACGGCCATGTACTTGCGTTTCGTCATTATTACACTTGCGCATATCACTGCTAAAGTAAAGATTATACGGCGTAACTTTGTTGCCGTCATCATCTACGTAATAAAGCCCTACGACTTCCTTATCGGGATAGTTGTGATAAACCTCATAAGCAGTTTGAGGTACATAGTCATTTGCTTCCATAATTCAGTAACTTTTAATATTTATAATCTTGTGGCGGTAGCCGTTTCCTCTACGGCTACAAAGGTTTATTTATACCGCCTATCCACGTTTAATTATAGGAGAAAAATGATATGTCGTCTCCTTTCATTGCTTTCGATTATTACTGATTCATCTTAAAGAGATTACCAGTTAAAATCATTCCTAAAATACCTAAAACTAAAATCAATTCCATAACTCTAACTCTTAAATTCTTTTGTTTGTTACTAAAGTTCTACATTCATTCTAACCTCACCGCGTCCAAGTACCAAGCCGTTAGACCACAGTCTTTGTGTGCCGTCCGTCTTGTTAATTACCAACATGAAATGCACCTCGCCAAGTTCCACTCCATTCTCGCCACCTTTCCAATAGTCAAAACGATAATTCAAATGGAAGCGTAGGTCATAGCGTTTCATCGTGTCATTTTCCGCGCCTTCATCCTCATAGATAAGAGTACTGCCGTCAACCTTGATGCCGCGATACATTGCAGGCACTGTGTTAAACGTGGTCGATTCCATGCACACCAATTCATTGCCGTTGTAGATAAGATTTCCGAAGACCTTAACATCAACATTTACTCCGATGTGTGCTAACATGTCTTTAAATGCCAATTCCATCAACTTGACGTTCTCGGCCGTGATTTCATTAAACTTAGTCATCGTTTAGTCCTCCAAGTTGTAAAGATATATATAATCAAATCCATGCTCAATCACACTCGTAAGCGTCAATAACCTTGTGACCTACATAGTGCGAGAAGTTGTTGGCATATTCGTAAGGGTTCTTATTAATAATTTCACGGACATTGGCCATTGCCTGTTCCTCGTTCTCTGCATCGACATAGATATTCTTAGCCATCGTAATGTCAACTGATACGCAATAATTCTTTTTCATAATCTTACTTTGTTATATTCAAACACAACCCTAAATAAAAGTTAGAGTATACTTTTAATAATTTATATATAATAATTATTATATCGTGCGTGTGTGTGCGTCTATATATTGCATCGCTTCATCTTCTGTGTCGCACAAAATCTCAGTAAATGCGTCTATTATTACTTTGTATTGACCAAAGTGATGCAATATAGAAAATCCTTTGTATTCCATATAATAATATTTTACAAACAATTAAAGTGTGCCAAAATTCTCAAATTAGAAACCCAAAACATCTTCCACCATTTAGGACAAACCACGCCCCACATGTAAAGCATCAAGCACCATGCAAGGCCGCACAACGTCAAAAGTACTGACCCACTAAGCACAAACACGATGGCCACCAATAAAGCCAACGAGCAAACCAAATAATTAAATGTACGTTTCATTGTTCTACTTATAAAATTTATTAAACTTGTTGTATATCTTTTTAGAAAGGCGCAAGGCCGTAGCATAATCGCCACTTGCCTCCGCCGTCATCATTGCGTCATAAATCGCATGTATCTCGTCATTTGTCATTGTAATTTGTCTTTTTAGATTTACGTTTCATTTCGCGCACCCATTTACGTGCCTCTGCCTTGATTTCGTCCATGTCGGCGCACGTGTTGAATATACCGCCATAAGCAACATCTCGCTGTGGCTCGTTTCTTTCCTTGTGGAACATCATACGAACATCCCACTCTTTATGGTCAAAGCAATACAATTCAATCGGCGTTACATCTTTTTCGCGTTCTGGGTAACAATGCAAAATCCAGTCGCAATCAATGGCCGCATCAAAGTGAAGACCACAAACTTTAAATCTAAGATTTACTACTCGATTATTGTTCATAACAAGTCCTCCGATATTTTATTATAGTTCTAATTCGCCCCACCATCCTTCAATATCCGAACACGAATTTTCTGCAAGTTTCGACATACACACAAAAAAGAAATGCCCGACAATATCCGCACATTCCTCGTTTTCGATTTGATACAACACGCTCTGAAAAAACTTTAACATTCGAGGACGTAGCCATTTAACGCCAACTTTCACACCGTCAACCTCCAACATGTTATTATATATCCGCATACCCTTTGCCTTATATTCGTCAAAGGTTTCTTGGTACGCGCAGTTGTCATACGTGTTATGGTCTCCGTACTGCTCATTAACGCTATCCACGTTCAACTCGTAACATTCCTCGAAACTCCTTTTAACGTTGTCGATAAAATACTGGTGTTTGTCACGCTTGCTTTCTTCAATTCCGCACATAATACCTGCGGCCTTGATAAATTTCTTTTTGTCTAAAATAAAACTCGACATACCTATAAATTTTTAAGTTGTTGATATTACGTCATTATTCTTGCACTCCATGATGTATGTTTTGTGACACACACCAATCATAAAGAAGATAAATGTTTGTGCATTTAAATTTGCGCACGAAACGCTTCACAATGTTCATGTCAATCGCCACGTACCCGAACTCGCTATTAAAGTCGGATAGCATCTTTTCGTAATCGTATTTTTTAGCCATAATAATAAATCTTTTTTGTTCTACCTTGTAAAGTGGCCACCAACGCAAATTGATAACGTCAGCGGCCACGAAAAACACGTTTTAATAATATTTATAGGTAGCATTTAATAAACGAGTCAATTTCGCTCAATTCCTTATAGTCCTCATCCGTCATTCCAATCGGGCGTTCAATCAATGAATCAAGCAACGAGCCAAGCATGTCACAAGTAACATCGCCAATCCAATCGCCAACACGATTTCCTCGCACGTCATAAAGGGCTACTTCGTAAACGTCAGCCCCTCGTTCAATGCCACAACGACTCTACCCGTGTGAATCAATCCGCTGACGTCAAGAATCAAGCAAGGCATTTCTATGCCGTCACGTCCTCGCACATACCCTGCACCATGTCCGCGAACACCCCATGACATTAAAACATTTGCGTCTGTCGTGTCCGTCAATTGCTCTATAATAATATTTGCAACACGCACGGCCTCAATTTTCTTTTCTAAAATAGTCATAACTTTTGTCTACTATTTTCGTTAAACGTTAACATCATTTTATTTGTCTTTGCGGGTGCAAAGGACTCGCTCCTTTGTGTCGTGTCTTAAAACACGTCTGCACCCTAAAAATAAAGAGGCCGCCGTTACTTTGTAGCCCCTGTTATCATCTTAGTTATTTCAACCGTACTCATATTTACAATATCGCCGAATGTCAGAACTTTGTCAAACTTCATGCCATTGCGTTTAAAAAATTCTGCCTGTTCTTTTGATTCGGGTACATATCCATAGCTACCTGCGTAGCAATCAGGAACGTTCTCGGTAACTTCCTCCCAGCGAAAGCACTGGCGGCGAAGGAATGAAGAATGAGCCATCGGGTACGACATTCTTAGCGTATCAATTTTTCTGCTCGCGTCCTTTACTTTCAGCGACAGACCGATAGTGTGAGACTGTTTTTTAGTACAGAATAACGTGTAAAGATTTACACGTACACCACTTGCCTCGATATTCAATATAGCAGAAACAACCTTTGCAGACGCTTTTATTATGTCGTTTTTATCAACATCTGCCAGAACCGTCATGCTGTATCCGATGTTCAGTACCTTCTTTTTAGTCTTAATCGTTCGTTGAGCTATCATACTATTTGGTGCTCCGCTGATGTATGCTGGTACGTTTGGTATTGCACCGACTACTGACGAATAGGACTGCCTTCTTTGAACCTGCTTTTGTACATTGATACGGGCCTGAGAAACGCCAGCATCCTCGATTTTCTTTTGTAGGTCGCTGTCTCCACGCATCATTTTTTGTTCAGCTTCTTCGTATGATGTTGTGCCTGTAAATCGTTCACCATTCGTTCTGCTGTGCTCACTAAATGCGGGCTGTGTCTTGCCATTGTTTAAATAATCATTGAACGTCTTCAGCGATTCGTAACGTTTAAATATTTCTTTTGTTTTCATGTTTCTTTTGTTTTACGGTTACTTATGTAGGACAGCCCGCAACGTGCGCGAGCCGTCCATCATGTATGTAATTAGATGAGCTTTTTCAATGCTTTTGCCCAGATGTTTGCCTTATCATTCAGTCGCTCGTATATCTCACGGCGAGCGTCAACGTCAAGAGCTTTAAATATCGATTCGTCACAGCATGCAACGAGGTCGTTTTCATTTTCTACTTCGTCAATCATGGCGGATGTGGCGCGATAGCTGACAACGTGCTTAATACCTGTCTGCTTTACAGCCTGTCGAACGTCCTCGACAAAAGAAACGTTTTTCTCGTTGCCGTGTGCTATACGTAACTCAACCTCATGGCTGTAGTCTATTTCAAAAAAGAATGCGAAACGGTCTCGGCTGCTTGCATCTATCTCCTGGCCAGTTACATATTCCTCGTCTGCACCAGTCATTAATGTATTACCAGCTGCCATGAATCTGAAATTCGGGTGAGCTTCAACGCGTCCCACAATAGGGAAGTCGTACCACCCATTTGCCAGCGCCGAATTTAGGACGATTGCAGCCTCGGCGTTCGAGCGGTCGTATTCGTCTTGAAAATACAGACCGCCGAAGGCGAACGCTTTATAAAATGGCGTGTCTTGAAATTTGCCGCCTGCATCGCCATAGCCGCGAACGTCATGCGCAAATTGAATGGTAGTTTGCCCGTAAAAATCAAGACCAAGAGCCTCGGCAACCTGCTCGGCCGTGTGACTCTTCCCACTACCTGCAGGGCCGTACAAATAGACATTATTACCGCGGCTCACCTTTGCAACGATGCGCTGGAATTTAGCACAATATACTTCGTTTTTCTTTCCTTTGTTTTTCTTTGCGGCCTCAATAACTTTTGCCGCCTTCTTTGCGTCCTTTGCGACGAGTTTAGATAACTCATCAGCGACTATCTCGCGCACTTTTGCAATGTCAACAGCACCGCCACGAAGATTTTTCAGGGCCGCAATAAGAGCCTGTTCGTTCGTCGTATCATCCACAGTCTGTCCCGTTGTTTCTGGCTTCGGCTCGTCCTCGGTTACTACCTCAACAGCCTCTGGCTGTTCGTCCTTTGTTGTTTCGTCCTGTGACTCAGCCTTTTGCTTGTCGGTCTTTGCCTTTGGCTGGCGTTGTTTGCGCTCACCTTTACTCTTCACAATCTCCCAGCCGTCATTAAGCGTCAAGACTGTATCCTCGCCTATCTTTTCGTCTGTGGCTGTAAGTGGATATTTTGCGAGGTACTTTGCCGTTGGTGTGCCGTTGCAATAGATGCAGCCTGAGGCCTTGTCAATACCAGTCTGCCATACCTGCATCATTTCGCCGTTCTCAATGTTTTTAATCTTAATCACAATAAAATCTCCTATAAATTAAATGTTAAACGTGTAAAATAAATAAATAGTACCTTTTGAAAATTACGAATTTTCCCGTTTTCTATATAACTAAAAAGGTATATAAAAGGCGTGTTTCACGTGAAACGCCCTGCCCGTTTTTTGCGTCTGTTTTGCTATCTTTGTGGCGCCTCGTTGTCCAGTCGGCTATTATAAAGTACAAATGAGTGCAAATGAGATGTGCATTGTGTTTCACGTGAAACTTCATCTTTTTTTTTGCTTAATACGTAATTAGATGCTCTTTTTGCTACTCATTTATTTCTGATTTTCGCTTCCCTCGCTCGTATCGTCGCGCTTCCGCTAAAACCTCAAAACTTTTCGCCGTTTTGTAACTTTCGCTTGTGGCAGGCATCGCCACCATTTTATTTATAGTCGGCTATTCACCGACTTCCACCCGTACGTCTGTCACCCGTGCAAATGTTGTGTCATGCTATCCACACCTTACGACTATACCCGTATCAATATATATAAAGGCATTCATGTCCTTTCGCCTTATCGTCTGGTACTTCAATATGTCAAAGAGCGCTGTGTTTTACTTAACACATTGCAAAGATACGGCGTATAATTGAAATAAAAAAATGTTTTTAATATAATGAAATACTTTTAACGTTGTGTGCGAACACAATAACAAAATAAATGTTTATTAACATGACGATTAAATGTTTGTTTATAATTGAAAGCCAAAAACGAAACACTTTTTTACATGTGTACGCACACAATACAAAAACATTGTAATTCCTAAATACTTTTTAACTTAATCATTTTAACATGGACTTTTTTATATTATTTTTTATATTATTATAATG